ATCAAGTTTTTTCTTATCATTGAAGTAGTCATATTGCTATACCGTTTTACGAGTGCCGTGCTCGGAGGTGCAACCTCTATTTAAATTGTTCTTGTTTCTATTTTACATTGGCAAAGGTACGGCATTTCCCATACATTACCAAACTTTCGTGTGGTTTTTTCCGTATTTTAACGTATTTTAGTACGGAAATTACCATACATGTAGAAAATTTACATAACTTTGCAATCGAAATGAGAATAACATATTGTTATATAGATTATGAGAATAAAAGAACTTATAAAAAGCAAAGGCTATAACCAAGAAGAGTTTGCTAAGTTAATAGGTGTTACTCGTAGTACCTTATTAGGACAAATAGAAAGACCGTCATACACAACAATGGAAAAAATCGCAAACGCCCTCAACGTACCGATTTGGCAGCTCTTCATATCAGAAGAGGATGTTGTTGCAAAATGTAGCAAACCTTCTTATGGCGACAAATCCGATTTTTTCGCTTTCTTCAAGCAAGGCGACAAATGTTATCACACTTCTTCTATAATAGAGGCAGAAGAAATAATAAGAAAGATAAAGGATGGAATTAATAAGTAAAACTATAAAGCTATGAAGAAATTTGTTATTGCAATGGCTTTTGTGTTTGCCTCAATTCAATGCTATTCACAAAACATCAAGTTCAATGGTGTTCCTTTAGGAATCGGAATAGAACAATTTGAGCCGCTCCTAGAGAATAAAGGTTATATCGTATTGGAATCAGATATATCCCCTATTGAATCAAGATATATGAAATATTACGGTGGTGTATTTGCTGGTTCCAAGGTCTTGTTGTCTGTGGCATATACACCGATTAGTGAGTTAGTGCAACTTGTGTCTGCATCGTTTTCAGACTATTCGATGGATGTTCCCGACATGACCGAAGAGTCCATAAATCGTAAATTCAATGAGGTTAAAGCTTCATTGATTAAGAAATATCCAAATGCAAAAAAGACCGAATGGAGTAATGGGAAAATCCTTAAGGCTTATATGCTACAAACATCAAAATGGCAAATAAACTTATCAATACAAGAAAACGATGGTGTTAAAGGGTTGCATATTATGTATGTGGATAGGGATGCTTCAAAAACCGCAGAGCGTGAGTTTGAAATGGACTATTAAAAAAATGAGTTTTATATCTTTTTAAAGGTGTTGAGCAGTATTCCGCATCTTTAATAGAAGAGAATATAGAAGTACTAAAAAAATTGAAAGTATTAAATAACGTGGGTGTCCCCACAAATTTAAAATAAAAACATAAAAGATTATGAAAAAAGGTTTGATTTTGGCTTTATGCGCTATAGCCACTCTACAAGTTTCTGCACAAAGATGGTCTGCAACTGTTCACCCTGCTGATGAAATGCAAAATACTAAGGAGTATTTCTCATATATGTATAGTGATGAAAAGGGCAATAATTTTATTTATTGGTCTGGAAGTAATGGTATTAGAATCATAAATAACGAAGGATTTTTTGATGCAGATTTACATAGGTCATTTAAAATACAAATAGGGTATTATGACAAAACAGGCAAACTCATAAAGAAAGAAAATAAAACATTGTATTTATTAAAGGATGATTACCAAAAGGCTGAAACTAGTCTTTTTTCTACAGGGAAAAAGGTTATAGATTATCTTAAGAACAAAGACGGATATGTAAGAATATTGGCTCCACAATATCAAAAGATTACTCCTTGGGAAATATTAGTTCCATGTAAAAAGAATTAATATTAACCAGCAAATGAATATCATCGATTTCTAAAGTTGGATGGGTAGGGGAGTACTGGATAAGTTGGAAAGTAAGTAATATAAATCGATAGCCAATAAACACAGAAATTATGAAGAAGAAAATGATTATTGCCATCATCGCAGCGGTAGTGGTGATAGGTGGAGGAATAGGTGGATATGTATATCATGTCAACCAAGTAAAAGCAGAAAATGTAGCTGTATATAAAGTAACAGCAAAGGATATGCGAGAATCTTCTATTCGACTTATTTATGGTCTTAAATTCATAATCAATGACTATACTACAAACTGGAGTAGCGCAATTGAAAATGAAAAAGCTATCAATATAAGTAATAAGATAGTGGATTGTGACGATTTCTCAAAGGCTATGTCGTGGCGTTGGTCTTTCTATTCCCAAGTGGGTTCTTTTCAGAGAATAGATAGTTGTTTTAATAAAATGACAAAAGAATTAACTATAATTGAAGAAAACAAGGAAAGTGACACTTTGGTTCTAAAGCTATTTAAGAAGGAAGTCGAACTAATAGAAAAGCTAAAAGTCATGGCAAAGAAACCAAACGGAACTTTACTTGAATATTCAGCAAAGGCATCTTCTTTGTTTGGGCAATTGTATGAACTTGACGAAAAACTTTCAAACAGGGTTGTTATAAACGAGTTACCTAGTGATGAACGTATAAAACTAACCATATGTAATGTTTGGGGTGAGGGACTGTTGGACTACCCAAAAGCAAAAACAAAAGTTATAAAAATAACGACAAAGGATTACCTTTTCATAGACTTAAAGGATAATCTGAACAAATTATCCTATTAGAGGGAATGTTCCTCTTATGCACCAGTATGCGATGGGAATCCATGAGCCTAACAAAAAGCGTAAAAAGCAAATTCTTGATTACAGACTGTCGTGGTTGAACAGTCTTTATATATATAAGAAAACGAGTAAAAGACCGAGCCTTCTGCATGTGAATGTGGAAGGCTTTTTTGTATCTTTTCTTCTTACTTTTATGCCGAGAAAAACAACATTGTCGAGCAACTGCAAAATCCTATCAAATATAGAAGAAATAACGCAGGTGGTTCACAGTCAATGACTTATGGATATGACGCAACTTTGCTCATTGATATTTGTTCTGCAATAATAGATGCAAATCGTGCCGGAGTTTATCCAAATGATAACCCACAAATATTAAATCCAATTCTATATAATTTTAAATGTATTCAAAAGAAGCCAACCCTACTTTCACAAGCAAGACTGGCGTGTATGAAGTTTCAAGATTCATCTTTGTTTTTTATTCCATAATTCTTCAAACCAATTATAGGAATCTTCTTCTGTCATTCCAAGCATAGTGCATAATCCTACGAATACTCTTCTATGTGTGTTATCACGCAAACTACCTTCTATATCAAAATGTAACTTGCAGATTTGTGTTGTAGCCTTTATAAGCGATATATCGAACAGTTCCGTTTGGGTTTTTCTGTACTTTTTAAAAAGCGAATGGAGTTGCTTTTCATTCTCCTTATAATTGAAATGAAATTTTGAAATAGCTATTCTACCTAATTCTATATTCCCATATCTTGAATTACCTATAAAGCTTTTATAGCGTTTTAATGGGTTTGTGCTAAATCCAATTTTTACTTTATCACCCATTTCAATAGCATAAACCACACCAACATCTTTAGCTTGAAAAGAGGGCAGATTATTATAAGTGGTTTTATCAAAGACTTTTATTCCATATCTCCATAAGTCGTTTAGGGACTTCAACTCGCCATCAACTCCTACTAACTTCTTCAAAGTTATGGCAGAAAATCTTGAAACTACATTCATAAAGATATATCTTTTTTTGTACCTTGCAAAGGTAAGCAATTCTATACTTCACAAAGAAGGATTGTAATAGTTGGAATTCACTCTTTTGTTAAAGTGAAAGGACTATTTCAAAAATCTAGTTTTAGTTGGTTGTTCATCCCAAAAAGCAGTCTGAACGTTTCCTTACCCTTTGGGGTAATGAGTGTTCGTAAGCCTGTCGCTTTGTCGTTTCCCCAATCCTTCAACTCAAACAAATCGCCATTAAATTGTGAATATGGCTTCAACTGCTTTTTCTTGTTTCGGTATATGAATTTCTTTTTTAGCAAGAGGTCTATGAATTCATTTTGCTTCAATCCAATTTCCTTTGCCGTGTCACGGAAGTTTGTCAATAATCCCTTTTCTACGAGATTATCGAAATAGTCCGCTTTGGGCTGCATTGCTGCATTTTTCTCTTCAAGAGCTTTCTTCTCCTTCTGCTCTTCTATCCATCGTTCTGCTCTAGCTATAGGGTCTTCTATCTGATAAGATGGCATTGTTCCTTGTGCTACATGGTGAAAGACTTGACGATACACCTCAAAGACTGCACGAACTTTGCGAGCGATAAAAAACTCCAAGCATGATATACTCAAGTAATATTCGTTAGTAGGTCTTCCTCCTTGTGGGTTTTCGCCATTTTGGGCAAAAACCTTATAATCAATTCCCTCAATGAATTGTTCGTTGGTGGTCAATGCCCTAACAGCTTTACCTTTCTCTGAATACACCAACATCCACACTTCGTCAAGATTCACAGGAAATTCCTCGTTTGACTTTGACAATTCCAACACTGCGGTGAAATACTTCTTCACCTCTTCCATCCCACTTGCTTTTGACAATATGATATTATCTTTCATTTTCTTTCTAATCATTTGAATTTTAATCCCATTTCTTCCTCCGTTACCTCATGGTATACTTCTCCGTATGCCACACGTTGCTTATCCTTTGACATAAGAAGTAGAACCCTATAAGGAATAACACTCACGACTTCATGGTAAGATAGATGTAGACATTCCATAAATGATGCAATCTGCCCTATAAGCGTATCATTACCTATGGTCGTGGATTCGCTACCATCTTTGCTACGCTCTTCGCCAAAGTTGATAGCTCGTAAAAATCCTTTATGGAAATAAGAGAGTAGGCTGCCTTAAGACCGATTATAATCTCATTAGGCTTTCCTTTTGCAAGCTTGGCAGAAAGACTCTCATCGCCTTGTATAAAGAAAGAAAGAGCCTTACAAGCATTTTCCAAGTTGCTCATAATATTTAATATATCTTCCAAGCTCTTGCAGTCTTCGACATGATGTAGATACTTCGCAGCACCTACTATTCTTTCTATTGTTGGGGACTCTACATAATAAGATTGCCCATCTACTAATATCGTTACACCATCTTCGCCAAGTAAGGCTTCTGTGATTAATTTACTAGCTACACTCATAATAAAAAAATAAAAAGGAGAATGGTACTAAGCCCATCCTCCTTTCCCAATATTAACTAACAAGAAAAAAACTAAACTATCCTTCCGAAGTAATAACCTTCTCGCCATCCCAAAGATATTCTCCTGCAACGCCTGGTGTTTCGCTTTCCATAGCTACCGCAGAGATACCAAGAGCAATATTCTTGTCTTGCTGGTCGCCCTTTGCAACAATAGCTGCATTTGAGAATACGATATAGTTGCCTGTCTTTGTCTCGGCAACAAGAGCTTTGTTGATATTCAGCAAGTCCTGACTTGATGCCCAACCAAAAGCCTTAGTCTCCTCTGTTGTAACAGCACCCTGCTCATCGAGCATAGTTCCACCTTGAAGGTCTACCTTGTTCTTCCAAGAGTACACACCAATAGAGAACGTAATGGTCTTTGCGCCTTCATCAGTCTTATCACGATAGTAAACTTGACCGTTAAGCTCATTCTTATACTCGGTGACACTAGGGTCGTCTTGCGAGTAACCCCAAGTTCCTTCATGGCTGTTCAACACCTCTGTAGCAGTCTTCAACCAAGCTGCCAACTTAGCAGGTGTATTCGGTTCTACCAAAGGCTCACCATACCAAATTCTCTTGATACCGATAAATGGTTTATTCTTTGCCATAATCTATCTTATATTAAGAATTTCAAAATCTAACACTATATTTGCGTAGTGGCATTTCATTCGGGCTTCCGCTTCTATTCCGTGTGAACGTACAGAATAACGATACCACGTGTCTGCATATTCGCCAACCTTATCAGCATTAAGTAAGTTAAAGGCTTCCTTAAGTAGCTCGTTTATCTTAGGATTTGTTTCGCCTTCGACATCCTTAAGCAGGATATTAACTACGATTGTACAATCATTGAAATACTTCTTATCAGCACTTACTTGTTTCGGTAAGATAACAACAAGACCTTCTTCGGGGACGTGTTCGCTAATCATTGGCTCTTCACCATTGAGAGAACCTTTTTTAAGGTGTCCTTTCAATCTACGTTCTAAGCCCATGCTAGCCAAATCGTCATAAATGATATGCCCTGCATCAATCTCTGTTATCATAGATTATCCTCCACTTTCTTCTTTAAGAGCTGTATTCCAGAGTCAATGACATTATATCCTCTGTTAGAGACTTCTGAAGCATAGGGTGCATCATTACCTATCTGTAAGGAATGCTCGCTGACTTTGTAATAGTTGGAGTTCCGTAGTCTGCCTGTGCGGTTGTGGTAGTTGCCATCCCTTTTGTTGGCTTCTACCGCTTCTTCTCCAATACTACTAAGGTAAGCATCTATTTCTTCTTCACCTTGCTTAAAGAAATCTTCTATCTCTGCATCTATATCCTTATACATATATGCTCATATAGTTAAGATAATTACATTTTGGGGAATTGAAAACCTTTCCTCCACCCCTATAACTACCATCACGATTAAAGCATCTGACCTCGTCTCCTTCAGAAATGTTGCATCTGTCACAAACAATATGATACTTAGGTGTATAGATACCGCCATTATCAGTTTGGAAATGCTCTGTGGTATTATCGTCACAACGACAACTACCCATTTCTTCCCAACTGACTTTGGTGTCTATTACCTCATTGTATGAATTGCGAGTAACTTCAACGGATTTTTTCTTCAAGATGTGTGGTGCGTATCTCATAAGGAATATTACCAGATGTCTGTTTTGTCAATGATAGTGGAAAGCCCTAATGCTGCCACAACTTCCGTATCGGGTTCAATACCATATCTACGGCATAGCCACATATAGTATTGACCTATATTAGAGTAATCCCATGAAACAGAGAAACCATTCTCACTAACGTTCTTCATGACAGGAGAAAGTATAAGTTCCTCCAACATCTTAATCATTGCTTGTCCTACAACTTTATCATTCTCTATGCTATATTCTTCGTCAACATCTACATATTGAGAAATGTCTATAAGATTAGCATCAGTTATATTCCATGCTGCAAACTTTTGTGAAATGTAATCTCTGATTTTCATAAGACTTATTGCTTCTTTGGTCTGCCTATAGCCTTAGCAAGCTTTTCTGCAGCTTCCTCTTCGCTCTTGGTCTTCTCCAAATTAGCGTCTTCTACAGGCTCATCCAACACTTTCTTTTGTTCCTTCTTATTAGCCTCTTTGCGAGGGGATGAAGTCTCTATCACCCCCTCTAACTTCTTGCAAAGGTTACGGCTAATAAGGTCTTTCATTCGCTCTTCAGTGAAATCTACCACCGCTCCGACCTCATACAAGGTGTTGAAGTGATATTTATCACGAAAAGGTTTTATAACCTCACCTCTCATAGGCTTAACCTACTGTTTGTGTTGAATCCAACGAATAGATGGCATCAACATTGTTCAAAATAGGAATAACCATAGCCTGTGAGTTTGTAAACTCACGCAGAGGGTCGTTTGTCGAATAACGGCTTGCGAGGATAAACTCATCTGCTGCCTGATAAGTTACACCAGCTACAGGACGAGTAACTTCTGCTACGTTAGTCCAAACCAAATCACCAAGATTGTCATAGCAAGTGAAAGTGATATGACCCTTAGCCCAAGGATTATGTGTTCCCTTCACGCCATTAAGCTCGGTCTTGATAGTCTTAGAAACACGCACAAGCTTAGTCTGCCACTTGTCCTCAAAGATACTTGCTATTTGGTCGAAGCTCAATACTGGAACCTTGCTTTCCGCAGTAATAACCAAACCACGGTTGAAAGCAAACTGCTCACGAACCTGTTTGCTGTTGCCCAAGAGCTTGATAGTATAATCATCAAGGAATGCGGTTGTAATGGTATTTTGGTCGTCCATTGCCTGGTCGTAAACCTTCTGAATATCATCAAGTGGAGTTGCGGTATCAGCATTAGTCCAATCGCTAGTGCCATGACCGAACTTGTTCTTCTCTAAGAAACCAATATCGAAGCGGACACCTGTACCACCCGAACGTGAAGCCAAAGCTACACCCGAAGAAAGCTCACTAAGGAATATGTCCTCAATACGCTCGTAGATACCCTGAATACAACGAGGAAGGTCTGCAAACATGTTCTGAACAACCTGTGGCTCAGGCAAATTCTGTGCAATCATGCTGTCCAAGTCCTTAAGCTCCTTCTCTGAGATGTAGAGCTTCATACCCGACTTAGGAATGTTACCTTCAACAGTTGCAATCTTATCACGGCTCTTCAATGGAAGCTCTGAATCCATTGATACAACGTCTGCTGCAACTCGTGTGTATTCCGCAGTAACAGAAGCCCAACGACCATCAGCACTAAACTTCTTGGTAAGATACTGATTGTACATATATGGGCGCAAGCCATTAACACTACCATTGATTTTCTCCACAAGGCTTGTTACAAGCTGTGGGAAGTACTTTTGTACAAACTCGAAATAAAGCGATTTTTCCATTTGTTATCCCTCCTTTTAATCCTTATCAACGGTTGCGTCACTCTCATCGAAATTGTTAGCATCCTCGTCTGTCACCAACTGAATTGTTGGCAATGCTGCAAGGAAGTCTGCTGGATAGTCCGCTTCACCATTGGCAGCCTTTGCTGCAATTTTGTTTACTTGTCCTGCTGTCATGATGGCTGCACCCTCGCCCTTTGCAATGGAACGGTACAATACACCAGCATAGCTGAAACCACTCTCTTCTGCAATTGCCTTGTAAGCCTTGCTTTCAATAGCCAAAGGCTTGTAAGTTCCCCTACCATCGGTGATAATGATACGACCTGCATAAAGCACTTCTTCCGTCACTGTCGACCAATCCAAGGCACGACCACCCTTGATGTCACCGCTCCACTTCTGAATGATAACAGAGTCTTGACCAAAGATAATCTGAGTCTTTTTTGTCTGAATTTCCTGATTCATTTCTTTTTACCTTAAAGGGTTTTTACTAAGTTGTTGGCAATATTGTCAACCTCTTCCTTTGTTGCTTCACCAGTTGAGACTTGACGGAAGCCCCCAAGGGTTGGCTGTAACAATGTCTTGTAGTTGTTCGATACCTTAGAGAGGTAGGTCGAGATAGCCTCATCATCAGCATCATCAGCAATGGTGAAACCCTCATCGATACGGCTCTGTGGAATGCCCAACTCCTTTGCCTTCGACAAAATCTTTGCTTCGTGGTCTGCCTTAGCTTTCGCCTTAGCAGCTGCTTCTTTCTCGGCTTTCGCTTCCTCCTGCTGACGAGTGATAGTTTCTTGCAGACCCTTGATGAGGGTATTCTGCTTTGTCATCTGCTCCTCGTAAGAGGTCTTCTGCTCCGAATTAGCCTTTGTCAATGACTCGATAATCTTTCTGTATTCAGCTTGGGATTTTTCGGCAGCTTCTTTACTTACCTTTTCTTTCTGTGCTTGCTCCTCGAGGAACTTCTTGAAATACTCTGGCACTTCATTCTGCTTAGCCAACTCCTCAAGACGTTTGCGCTCAGCTTCTTCTTCAGCCTTCTTCTTAGCCTCTTCTTCAGCCTTCTTTTCAGCTTCTTCACGTGCTTTCTTTTCGGCTTCTTCTTTGGCTGTCTGCTCGGCTTCAAACTTCTTCTTTGCGTCTGTTACACGTCTGTCATTCTCCTTCTGCAATGACTCCAAAAAGCTTTTCTGACTATCAACAACAATACTCACGTTATCCTCTGTAACAATACCTGTGTTTGCCAACATTTCGGCATGTGCCATTAGGACTTCATCACCTAACCCAAGCGATTTATACGCTTGTTTTAGTAATTGAAAAATTTTGTCTTTCATTTCTTTACAATTAATAATAATTCTCTGCAAAGATATGTAGCAACAATAATAAAAGTCTTTTATTTTCTTGCAACAATTTCACTTTATCCCAAAAGTGAAATTTAACCCTTAAAAAGCTAAAAAATGATACAAAAAAATACCAACTACTCATCACGAGCAATCGGTATTCTAACATGTTAATCCTGTAATCTATATAACCTTAAAACAACAAATGTGATTCAAATTAGAATAATAACAACCTTTTCGCTTTATAAAATTACCCGACAATACAACTTCTCCATTATGCATCATTGCAAATTTTGAGCCATTGCGAGTCCAATAATCCATTACCTCTATATGTTCTTCACTACACCAACCATATTCTTTTATAACTGGATAGATGCTTGTTGAGAAACATATTTGACTATCAGTTCTGTCATTAATAGACCTTATCGGCAAAACTCCATTATGCGCAAACCAATAGTCACCTATTCTGAAAGGATGGCAATTCTTAATGCTTACCGAGCCATGCGTAGCTAAACGGAAATGAATGATAACATCTTCATCTATCTTTCGCTTTAACAATCTCTTCAAAAAAGATTCAAAGTTAAGACTTCTGTAATGGTCGCTTTTGCTAACAAAGCCACAACCATCATGGTTTCTATTGTAAGCTGCTCTTAATTCGTCTTTCGATGGCAGCTCTACACCTTTTGGCACGTATATGATAACACACATAATATTCTTTTTTTATGGTTTCTTTTATCCCTACCGCCATAAAGGCGATAGGGTAGTATAGTTAGACGTTGAGGGCATTTCTACGGCTCTCAAAGAAATCTTTCTCTTGCTTGTTCAAGAAAGGTATATCTTCGATGCAAGTCACCTCAGAAGTGAAGACATTGCTTCTCGACCAATTAACCAACTTAGCGCAAAACTTCACCCACATAGAAATCTTTGTGAAGTTTACTGAGCCTTGATGCTGACGAAACTCAATAGTCTTATGGCGTTCATAGCTCTCTGCATTCACTTTATGGTATCTGTTATAGCTAAGTTCTCTACGAACATCAGATACATTATGGCATGAAGAGAAGTCATGTTCTTTCAAACTACTTGCATAGAAATTGTTGCGTCTTGATTGAGCCATGAAACTATCAATAAGGCTTTCAAGCTTTTGATAATTCTTGAACACGTTTACGTATTGTTCTCCTGACAAGCTCTCTGCACCAATATGAACGTGCAAGCCACATGTGCGATTTACTCTTGCACCTACGGCATTAAGAGCCTTGACCGCATTCTTCAAGGTAGTCATACCGTTATTACCACGAAGGATAGGCGAAACAACTTCGTTAGGGTCTACATCACCGCCAAGTGAGCCATCTCTAACAATCTTAAAATATCTGCTATTATCGGTATGGTTATAACCTTCAGAATGAATATCAACACCATTTGCACGACCTGCCTCTATCAAAGCCAAACGCTCAGCGTGAACACATTCAATCTCTACACCGAATGTTGTTACAAATCTTTGAGTTGTAGAGCCTTTTGGTACATAGACTCTCAATATTTCAGAAATCTCTTTGTCACGAAGACCACATGCCTTCAATGTGGCGATTTTCTCGCTCTTAGGCATTCTTGACTTCTTTACGTCTTCAATCTGCTCTGACAAAGACTTCTTTTCTTCTGCGTGTGCAAATCCGTTAGATGTTCTCCTAACAATTAATACAGTTTTAGGTGTGCCACACCGCCATACAATGGCAATTAGTTCATTTCTTGTTTGCATTGGCAAAGGTAGTAGAAAAATCTAATACCACCAAATAAAACTATAAGAAATATCTAATTTTAACACAAAATTAACAAATAGTAGACGTTTCTAAATATTTGTTTGCATTAATAAGTCTTATCTACTAATAAATAGACGTTTTTCTTGTATGTTACGAATATTATAATTACCTTTGTGCCATAAATTATTAGTTACACCTTATATATATAATATGGATATAAAGAAAGCGATAAAGGCACATGGGCAAACAATATCATCCATTGCCGATAAATTAGGTATTACCCAATCTGCTTTATCACAACAGATAAATAATAATACTATTACTTTAGCTAAGGTCGAGCAAATTGCAGCTATATGCGGTGTTCCATTTGAAGATTTCTTTAGCAGAGATGAAGAGGATAGAGTATCTAAACTTTATTGTCCTCATTGTGGCAAACCTATCGAGATTGAGATTAAGTTAAAGGAGGGGAAGTAACATCCCTCTCCTTTAACTCTTCAATCATTTCCTGACTCAAATGCACATCCTTCGCCAATTTCACTGTCAGATACTATACCGTATCTTTTTAATTGTGAAACACTATGTGCAAGTTCCTTCGGTTTGAACGGATTAAACTTCAATAATTTTTTTAATCTGTTTTGTAGCTTACGTCTTTCCCACTTCTTTGTCAAACATATTGCCGCTATCAAGCGATGGTCTCCTGCAATCTTTCCAGAGTCCTTCTTGCCACAATAATATCCTATTCTATATGCCCAATATCTAGTCTTATAGACTTGCTTCATAATCTTCTTAGCTTGTCTAATCCTCATACATTTCTCATTTTAAAAAATTCACATGTTCCCTCATAAATTGTGTCATTTGTATAGAAGTCTTTATATTGCGAAATGACAACCAAATCGTTTGTCATCATTTCTTTAACAATTCCATCATACACACTTTCTATTGCTCTTTTTCTCAGTAGTTCCATACTAGATTTATCATGGCAATAGTACTGCATTTCAAATTCTGACATAACAACCCTTGAACGAAGCTTGACAGCTTGTGGTTTTATATATTTAACCTCTATCTTTGGTTTGATGTCAAGTTTGGCTGCTAACCATTTTTTCCATTTTGGCTTAACATCTTCTCCATCTAAGCAAGCGAGTAATATATAAATAAGACTAACACTTATATATAAAATTGCCATTCCCATACGCTACTTCTCCTTATCGAATTTATTGCCAACAACTTTAATACATTTAGTACATAAAGAATAGGGTATTCCATCAGTTACAGCAACATATCCACTACTTATATATTCAATTACTGCTTCGGTTTTGATATTACCTTTGTATAAGTCGTATGTTTCAAACTCTACTATATCACCTCCCCAAACCTCTTTGCCCTCACAATCTTTCATACCTGTGAATTGGCAGACCGTTAAAGGGTCAACCTGATGTGCCTCATTTCTATTAAGCATTGATTCACTCTGTCTATCTTCGATGATGTAAGTATTACCACATTCAGCATAGAAGTAACCTTCTACCCAAGTGCTATTGTCAAGACTTTTTGCCTTAAACTTTATGTTTTCTATTTTCATAAGCTATCTTAAAATCTTAATTTTGATACCTAAGTACTCTTCCATTTCTTTTAACCCATTTTCGTTTATACTATAATAATATATATCACGATGTCCCCCCATACCATACTTTGTTGTCAAACTTTCTCATTGCAGCATCAAAGTCTGTTTGTTGATAATTATTTTGAAGTGCTTCTCTCAAAGTGTTCAAACCTAAATCGTGAAAATTGTGAATATTCGTTTGTTGTGGCATGTTTATCCCTCCAATTCTTTTAAAATCATTTTTACTAAGTGAAAGTTATCGCCATCCCAGCCTTCGTCAAATGCTTCGCCATTATCGGACAAATGGTGCTCATTGACGTAATCAAAGATAGCATTATGAAAGAAGTCATCATCTGTTCCATAGTCGTCTTCATTATAAAAGCCTTCGTGACTTAGGAGTTCATGGCATTCCTTGTGCATACAGGTTGCTGACCTATATTCAGTATTAAACTGACGGATATATTTTGTTCCTACTTCAATCATACAACCGCACATATAACATTTGTGTGGCTTGCGAGCTTTATATTCTGAATTTATAAAATCCATAATTATTTATTTTTTTGGGTCGATGAATGGTAGCCAGTATTCTACATTGGGAATATTCCATCCGTTGTAGTCTTTGGCTATTTTTTTATCTACTATATGCCCAAAGCATATCCCTCCTTCAGTAGTAAGGACAACGGCTTCTTCTCCCACAGGTGGAAGTTTGTCCTTGACAGATGCCCATATTGGAGAAACTTCTTTTGGTTTATTTTCTACTTTGTTAGCTATGTAGGTAATTTCTGGAATGAAATCTACAGGATATTTTTGCCAACTGTTTTCTTCCTTTGCCTTGTTTATTGCATCACTCTCCGAGTTAGCTTCAACCCAAACACTTTTTGTGGTGTATATACGGGCACAATCAACTCTGTATATTGCCATTGTCTATTTCCTTTCTATAAAATTACGTCCTACACGTTCTAATAACTCCAAAAAGATTCTATGCTCATTATGTATAATTGCTAAAGATAAGTTATCTTTGCACCTTTCTATCTTATGCTTACAATGAGAAACAAGGTAATTATAACCACTTTCTGTTAGTCCTTCTATAGGTTTCTCTTTATTTAAGTTTGGATGATTATTTAGAAACTCTTTAATTGTAGGAAGTGCGTTTTCTCCCATGCTTGTTAATATGGCTACAAGAGCATCTTCTTGGTCTGTATCAAACATAACCTTAAACATTTCTGTTATAAGGCTTATATGAGATTCATCAGGTACTCTATCACGGAATGTTTCAAGCATGAAATCATATAATTCTTTATCAGACAGCTTACACATTAAACTATCCAAGTCTATTGTTACATATACGCTCATTGTTTTACTCTCCTCTTTTTATCATATTCGCAAATATATTTAACGTGCAACTCTAACGCCTTAGTCATCATGTTTTTCCCACCAATGAAGTAAGCAGCATCAGCCAAATTATTACATATTTCATTACTTACATCTATTCGGTAGCCGAAATTGTCGGACTTCATTATTTCATTATAAGCAATATTGGCATTTGCTAACATTCTTTTTAATGCTTCATTTTGTTTTTTCTTTGTCAATAATCTCATATTCTCTTATTATATAAAGTTGTAAACAAACACGAATGGGTTACTTGCCCATGTGCCTTTTCCCGAAAGTTTGTCGATGAGTTGAGCAAATTTGTTTTGATGTCTACCAATAGCGTCCTTAGTATAATAAGGTAAGAATGTGTCTGTAGTTTCAACCAAAAAACCGTCTTTTAGTTGTAAGCAATATACAACTCCATTCTTAAATGACTTCTTTCTTAGTTCTTTCATATTACTTATATTTAATTTCATAAGGGTGATTAGCTACTCTGTTACTTTCTTTATGCTTTCAGAAAATGTTTTGAGCCACTGAGTATCCTTTTCGGCAGCAACTACAGATTTATTGTAATGCTCCAAATTATACTTCATAGACTCTATTAAATCAGTGCGATTAGCTTGTTCTTGAATCCACTTATCTTTAGGGATGATATTCTCCACATAAACATGGCGGCAATCAAAATCTAAACTTTCAATTAATTGACTTTTCATAAAGTCCTTGATACCTTTGTAGTCTTCAGAAGGAGGAATCCAACTTCTTACTTTAGAGAGCATTGCATTGTATCTGATTTTGAGAGCTTCATTCTTTTTAACTCTATCCTCATTACCCTTGATTACACCATTGACATAAATAATATACTCCGTTTCAAGTTCTTCTTTTGTCTTAGGTGTTGCAAGATGCTTTTCGTACTCTGCTTTTGCCTTTTCATATCTCTTTTTATAAAAATCATTTGGACATATCTTGTCTGGAATTTCGTATCTACTAAGATTAGGATATTTTCCTTCAAACCTTGTGTAAATACCGAAGTTACGCAAGCAACTATTTGCGAATTGTTCAAATGTTATATCTTCACCATCATATATTGGTGCTGTAAATCCTGTTGGCATATTACTATCTATTTATCCTTTGCAGGATGGTTAATCATAAATTATAACACAATCATTATACACAGATACTTCGGCTATACTCAGAGGTGCTCCGTTTTCTTGTGTTCCATGAGAATAAGGAAAGTTAACTTCCAAAGTCTTGTCCTCTACCTTTGATAATTTGTCAATTAATTCTTGTACTGTCATGTTCTATTTATTTATGCCCGAAGGCGGTTAAACACAACTTTGAAATATGCCATAAAGCATAACGACAGTAAAGCCGATTACTGCCACTGCTTTATTCATTTCTTTTCTTTCTTCATCACTCATATCTACTCCTCCTTCTTTATGCCAATCATTGATAATAATCCTTTCATCTGCTTTACTTTTAAACTTTAATACAAGAATGCACTCATAGATGATGCATCATTGAAGTAATCCTCTGCTTCATCTACTCCATTAAAATCACTCAAAGGGTCATCATACTCACTTTCTGACATATTTCTTAGAATATTAGCCAAAGCGTCATAATAACCTTTTCTATGGACACTAACAGGTATTTGGTCATATTCTTTGTTATAATACCTTTCTATGAAGACTTTTGCAAGCTTATGGTCGCTATACTCTTTTAGTACGCCAAAAAAGCCTTCACGAGAAACAAAAGGGGTCTTTATACCTTTATCTTTGATATACTTCTTTAAGTTTTCCTTATTGTACACGAAATTATTAGAGCCTTCGGCTTTTGCCTTTGCTACGGCATCAAAGCATTCTTGCTCTAGCTCATTCAACTTGAACTGAGTGTTCTCTAGTAACCAAAGGATATAACCTGTATGGGTTATGATGATACCACAGATTTCTTTTCCTTTGTACTTTCCGAACCTAAACTTTCTAAACTCCATATGCATTGTTCTTTAATAACAAGTTAAATACACCAACCACATTTACCAATATTTAATTTATTTTCTAACTCTGTGCAGATAATATTATATTCATCTACTGTGATATTGTAACGTTCTAATACTTCTGTTATAGGTAATTTAGGTTCAAATTGCATATCACCACAACCATAAGGTTTTCTTGCTTTTTCATTATGGTCGAAAACACTACCAAAATCTCTATAATTAGCAGCTTTACCATTAATAGTAAATACTTCTAATTCACAAGGTAATGAGCGAAATGGTTTGATAACTAATTTCATACGCTTAACTTTAAAAATTAAAACAAGAAGTTTTTGGGTTCACGATAATTTTTATGTTTCGCTATCAATAGAAACTGCTGTTGTAGGTTTTGCCTATTGGCTGTTAGTGGGGTCTATTTTTTTGCCACACGTGCCAAGATATTATCTTGCTCAGCTACACCCAAACAACTTCTTGTTATGGTTTTATTTACTTTTTACGATGATTATACTTATCCTTATCTTCATCATAAGGACACTTGAACATCAAAGGACAAATCCCACAATGTGCAATGTGTCTTGCCTTGCATCTGTTTTTTGAATAATAACTCATACGCTTACTTCTTTAAAGATATATATTCGTCCACTTCGCCTAGAACCTGTGTAAGCAGATTCTTTAGGATTTTCAATTCATCAATAGAATATGTAGCTGTTGGATAACCATCAAGGGTAATATCACCGAACAAACTACGACTTATCTTTAGCGAGTACTTATTTTCTTTCATTTTTCTTCTTTTCTTCTTAACTTCTTTAAAGATTACACCTTTACCGTCAGTACGCTCAAAGGAGCAACACCCATAAGGGCAAGTGCCACTATCTTCAAAATAACACCCTGTGCATACAGGATTCTCGACAACTTCAAGAGTAATACTTTCTCCAACTTTAAGCTCTTTCATAATCTTAATTGTTAGTATTGGCTAGTAGAAGGGCTATCTATAAGCCACTTCTACTTCGTTCATCAACTTCTTCGCATCCAAGTTGCATGATGTCAAGTCGCCATCTTCGTTGTAGCAAGCAAACTCTTCTACAGCTAAAGAAGCACCTACAATCTCTTCACCATATTCAACTCTATCATACTCGTCTCGTGTGAGTTCTACTTGCTCTGTTTGAACAAATAAGTTACAATAGATATACAAGGTTTCATTGTCCTTGGTATATTCTAACTCGGTAGCTCTATCTGCGCTGTCGTTACCAATCTCGTCAAAAATCATTGATTCGATTTCGTTGTAATCTTTATCTAAAAGTATCATAGCAATAGACAGTTTTACGTGTGCCTCACGTTCTAAATTTGTTTCTTTTTACGTTTGCAAAGGTAATACTTTACTTTTAACGATGTAAGAAAATAAAAGAGAAATATTATTTGATTAACTTTAATTAAATGTTGCACCCTATTATATTAAAACAAGCTTTGCTGAATTATTCTTTGCTGTTTCTGCTTTGATGCAAAGGAAAAGATGTTAAATTTTGTATTTTTTAGGCTAATGGATAAGGAAAACACATATCTTTGCAAAAGCTAAAAAAAATAATATTTCATTATGAAAAAGCTATTATTTCTATTATTAACTGCTTTAATTGCAGGCTTTACGTCTTGCAGTAAAGAAACTGAAGAAATTTCTGAAGAAGAAAAGTTTACAACCTATCAAAACGATTATTATAACAAATTAAAAACAAAAATTATTGGAACTTGGATAGAATGTTTGCGATATAGTAAGTATACAACTTCTGGTTTCCGAAAACCCGAAAACCCTAACGTTTATTGTTTTAGAGCAGATGGAACTGGTTATCGCACAGAGAATTATCAATATAAGGATTTGGAGAGAACCAAAGAGTTTACATATGAAGTAAAAAAGAATTCAAAGTATTTAAAATCAATAGGCTATGAAGAACCTGCATATGTAGAAGTTCGTTATGGAAACTCTACTTATGTTGACCTGTTAGGTTTTAAGGAAACTACAGAAGGATTATATATCGCCAATGGACAAGATATTTATTTTGAATGCCATGTCTCTGATTGGCATCAAATTTATAAACCTCTATAACAGAAAAGGGTAGGAATATTTAATCCTACCCTTTAGAGTTCACAATCGTTCCACCTTATCTGCTATTCTTCCTATACGGTTGAAAGCTTGTAGCATCGGCTTATGCCATTTTTCCTGTCGTTCATCAATAGACTGGAGATACATCAAGCTTTGTGCGAGGATTGTTCTGCCTTCATCATAAGCAAGGAACATTTGGCTGGTGTTATTAGCCATCGCTGCGAAGTTGGCATTAAGGATGCTATCGCTATTGTTTATCGGATGACTTATGGTAGGCAATTCGGGAGCCGTGGAAGAGTCTTCCTTGTAGTCAGAAATTCCAATAATAGCCCCAAGCTTACTATCTATGTTTTGTATAACTTGATATGTACCTTCAGTTGCTATCTGTATTCCTGTTAAGCGACCGTTCATCTCATCGCCTGTCTCTTGGCTCATTCCTTCAAAGGCTCCTGAAGAAACACTCTGCTGATAAGACTCCTTGTAGCCTGTGACAGCTGCTGCTTCATCCCTGTATTCTATTCCTTTTTGAACAATCTTATCATATTTTTCCCTTAATTCTCTAATGTCTTCAGTTGTGAGCTTGCCACCATTCGCTTCTGCTCGTTTTCCCCACTCGTCATAAAATTCCTGTAAATCGTCGCTTAGCAAATCGTCAACTTTGGCTGTCAAAACAGATTGCATTAACATCTTAGAGAAGTCGTTAGAAAAGTCCTTGGCGTCAGAATTCATATCCATGAGGGTAGAAATAAAGCTACTTCGCAAGGAATCAAATGATGTTTGAGTCAGACTCTCATATAAAGTTTGTTGTAGCTCTTCTATCTTTCCTGCTTCCGCTGCCCAATCTTTCAATCTTTGATATACAGCTTCTCCGTAACCTCCTTTGCCAGTACTACGTATAGCATTGACTATATCAACATTTTGTAATAAAGCATTTGCTTCTTCCGCAGTTCTAATATCATGCAAATCACCTGTCCATTCGTCTCCAGCCTTTCGTCCCATTTGCACGGAAGCGTTGGAAATTTGTTCTTGGCTTAATCCTCCTTTGTTCCAATAGTAATTAAAACTATGGTGCGCAGAATTATAGCCAAGGCGTGCAGACATAATCTCTTTTAAGTTACCTTCTTTCTGTTGTTGATATTTTATAGCTTTGTCTGTTTTTTCAATAGCTTTAGCACCACTAACTTTGCTTATATCTTCTGTTAACCTATCTATAGCATCGGTTAATACCTCATTAGACTTAGTTAACTTTTCGATTTTCTGATTTACTTTCTTTTCGTTACCACCGCCAATTCCGAGAGCTTTACCGAAAGATTTAACTGCGCTGATACCTTTTATTGCAGCACCGATATAATTACCTGAAGCAAACGCACTCGCAGCACCTGTGGCACTATCTACACCTTGTGTAACATTATTCAAGGTTTTGCCAAATCCTGTATTACCCAATCCAAGAGCATTCACTATGTCTTGCATCTGATGAAGCTTGTCGCTAACCTTGCCCAAGGCATTAGCAGCTATCTCTGCTGCATCCCTAAGATTATTAGAAACCTTGTCTTGAGCTTCTTCATTCTCTGATTGAGCCTTATTAACTTCCTTTGTAGCCTTGCCAACTTTTACTTCTGAAACAGCCAACTCGTCAAAGAGCTTTTTAAGCTTCTCAAACTCTTGTGTCGGCAAATTCATTTTGGCATTATTAAGGATGCGGTCTTTGTCCTTAGAAGTAATGTTCTCTTTGTTTTCAGAGATATTAGCTTTACCAAGAATAGCTTGGATTTCGTTCTGCTTTTGGCTCTGCTCGAACTTTGCCATACTCAACGTTCCTTGTGCAATATTAAGTCTTTCTTGTGCTTCCGCAGCTTCTTCAACAAGCCTTTTATGTTGCACTAAGGCTTCATTGGTTAGTCCCCAATTGTCCTTCTGCTTGATTACGGCATCATCAATCTCGTGAATCTTATCTGAAACGACTTTCATGTCTTGAATGTCGAGTGTTCCAGAGTTCTGTAGCTCTTTGAGTTTCTTACGTAAGTCTTCGAGATATGGCACGCTAAGCTTTTCTAAGTCTTGGAATACAGAATCCCAATTGATAGAATCCTTGAAGTTTGAGAAATCGAGATTTTTTAACTGTTCGTCTAACTGCATTTGAGCTGTTGCAGCACCGAATGTATCACCTTTCAGATTAGCTTCGTCTATCTTTGCTGTATACTCTTTTATGATGGCATATCTCTGCTGTTCTAAGCTTCCATATTCCTTCATGAAGTCGAGCATATCTTTCAGCTCTGCCTGCTGTATCTGCTTCAGCTTTATTTGTCGCTGTTGCTCTACCATCGCTATACGGTCTTCGGCATTCTGTGCAATAGTCTTGCCTGTAGACTTGCCCTCTTTATCTTTTACCTCCGTGGAAGTAACTTCGTTTCGATATTCCTCATCGGTCTTTGTTTGCTTCCACATGCTAGCCTTGCGTCCCTTCTTCTCGTTGACCCATATCGTTTGGTCTTTCTTCTTCTTAGCCTCAACAAGCTTGGCAATAGAATCTTCTATGGCTTTCTTTTCTTTGTCCGCAGAGAGATTTATTTGAGCGATTTCCTTGTCCGTCTCGTTCTTTATTAGCTCTGTTCTTCGCTTGATAACATCTTCTTCTGCTTTAATGGAATAGTCAGAAAGAGCCTTGTCATAGTCTTCTCCAGCCTTGCGGATATTACCCTTTCTTGTTTCTTTCTCGTTGGCTTCTCGCTCGGCTTTTGCTTTTGCTCTTTCTGCTGCTTTTCTCTTCTTCTCCTTCTCTTTTTCTGTTTCCTCTTGTTTACTTTCTCTATTAGAGCCAGAAGCACTCATCATTCCTAACTCTGCTGCTACTTGCTCATAAGATTTTATTTGTCCTCCAATATTTAGGAAATCACCTTTCTTGTGTTTCTTTAGCCATGCCTCACGTATAGCCATACTACTTTTAAGTTGCTTATCGGACATTTTCTTTATCCATGCAGGAAGTTGGCTATCATCGTAGTTGACCTTTATATCGACTTGTAGATTCTTTGAGCAAAGACTTATAGTGTTTCTTATATCGCTATTCAAGTCCTTAAAGGTTTTGTTCAATGCCCTCGTTTTAGCGGCTTGTGCTTCTTCTTTAAATGTCAGCTTGGCAGTAGCATCAGAAGCTTTTTCGGCTGCTTCACGTGCTTTGTCACCATCTTCCAGTCTATCATGTAGTATATGATGTGCAGCTTCATATTTTACAAGTAGAGCTTCAGTTCTATACTTAAGCTTGTCCATTTGCTTATCCGTCAAATTCAGCCCCTGATAGTAATTGTTCAGAGTATTGATTATATCTTTATGGACATTTTTTAAATTAGCGGAAGTTTCTTTGTATTCCTTAGAGTTTTTATCTAGACCCTTTAATTGTTCTCTATATTGTTGCATTAAATCCAAGTCTTCTTGTCTTATAAGGGTCGTTGCTATACCTGCCTGCTCACTTGTGAGGATGCCTTCTGTACCTTCCTTGAAGTCCTCCTTCGCTTTATCCTTGCTAGAGTTATATTCATCATACGCAGCTTGCACCTGGTTTTGGTGTTCCATCGCTATAGTCTGCTCTTCAATAACGCCAATAAGCTCTTCCTTCTTATCAATAAGCTCTTGTGCTTGAACTGCCAAAGACTCATTCTTCATCTTCGTTTCGTCAAGCTTCACGCCATATTCCTCATAAACAGATTTCAACGCATTAATGGTATCTTTATGCTTATCCGCATCTTTATTTTCACCAAGGATGGCAAACAGAGAACGCACTTTCTCGCTTGCTTCACTCGCCTTATTCTTTAAGTTGCTGGTCTTTGACGCAAGGTCTTCTTCTGTGTCACCAAACATAGAGAATATAGATATAGCGGTAGTAACAAGAGTTATAACTCCTGTAATAGGATTTGCAAGCATTGTTGCCCATAGCCCCTTAAGGCTCGTTGTTACTGCTTCAAGAGTATAGTTAAATGCTGTCTCTGCAAGAGTGGCAAGCTTTGTTCCTGCTGTATGAAGACTTGTTGCCAACGTATTCTTGCTCTTCGCACCTGTATTCAGATTCTCGGAAGTGGTATTGGTGTTCTTAGCAACTGTATTCGTTGTTTCTGCCGTGGTGTTAGTCGCATCCGCTACAGTCTGACCTTCTGTAGCTATCGTATTAGCCTTTTTGCTCGTTGTATTTGCTCCCTCGGCAATGGTGTTACTTTGGCTCGCAGCCGTTGCAGCTTCAGTAATAGTTGTCTTACCCTCTTGAATATCTATTCCTTGTTGTACAGTATCGGCTATATCATCAGCAACAGCACCAGTCTCCTTATAGACTTCTATCTCATGCTCTTGCGCTTCACTAAGCCTTTCTGTTACGTCCTCAAGGTCTTGTTGCGCAGACTTCCTTCTATTGTTGGCATTCTCGAACTCCGCAGCTGCTTGGGAACGCTTCTGCATCAACTCCTCCAACTTGGATTGTTCTGCTTCATATTGAGCAATGGCATCATTCTCGTTATTAGAGAAGCTGTCTTCATAACCACCAAAAGATGTTGTGTCTACAGCTCCATTGTCATAGACTATCTCTTTTTCTTTCTGTTCAAGGAGTTCCTTTTGCTTTCTTATCTGTTCATCTAAATTGATAAGAACTTCTTTCTTCGCTCTCGTCTCATCATATAGCTTATCACACAACTCTTGCTGTAGTGGCAATTGCTTTTCTAATTCGTGAGTTTTAAGAAGAGCCTTGCCATAATCGGTATTGTTGGCTTTCTCTATCTTCTCTGTGAGCGCAGCCTCAGCATTTATTCTTGCAATGTCATGTTCTTGCGATTTTTTAGCTCTTATCCTTTCTTCTTCTGCTTCCTTGGTGTTTACGGCATTTTGCCATTCTGCTTGTTCCTTCTCTGCAAGCTTAGACTGCTCTACCAAAAGGTCACGCTTCAATTGGAGCTGTTTAGCCATCTCTTCGCTGATAAGACCTTCTGATTGAGCAAGCTTTATTTGATTTGCTATTCGTTCTTCGGTAACGCTATCTCCTATATTCTCTGTATCTGTGAGCGCATCACCAAGTTCGCTATATCTATTGGCACGGTATTCCTTAGTGTCTTTTCCATTGAGATGACGATAATCATTCTCCATCTCCTTGAATTGTGCCATCTTCGCATCAAGTTCCTTGGATAGTTCAAGAGCCTCCATTTGGTCTTTTGCGGTAGATTGAGATTGCGCTACGAGCATATCACGCTTTAGCTGCAATTGTTCTGCCATCTGCTGCGTGATAAGACCGTCCGTTTGTGCTTCCTTGATTTTCAACGATACCAATTCTTCGGCTTGTTTATTGCCTATCATATCGGTATTGCCAATAGCGTTGTTAAGCTCTTGGAGTCTACCTTTCTTGTATTCGTCCGTATCTTTTCCTGTAGCAGAGCGGAATAGGGTAGACTGTGCCTTATATGCTTCTACTTGTGCATCAAGTGTTGAAGTGATACTCTTTATAGTTGCTTCGTTCTGTGCCTTTTGTATTGATACCGCTGCCATAAGACCAGCCTTGTATGTTCCTACGGCAACCGCAGCAGTACCAATGACCTTTACAACGGTTTCCCAATTGTCTACCAATGCTGATATTTGGTCGAGTCCCCATCCGAATATACCCTCGGACTTCTTACCCATGGAATTAAACATTTGGTCTATACTATCGCCAATATTAGACCACTTGCCTTGCAAAGTCTTAGACTGTTTCTCCATGAGTCCACCGAACTTACCACCTTCAGCAGACATGTTCATTATTGCCTTCTTAACAAGGTCTGCACCAACTTTACCATCTGTTACCGCTTGCTGTACTTCGGCTGTTGTCTTTCCCATGAGCTTACCCAATTCTTCTGCCATAGGAATACCACGACCCATAAACTGACGCAAATCCATCGTATACATACGACCTTGCGCCATTGTAGTACCATACAAGTAAACCAAATCGCCAAGAGGCACGTTTAGACCTGCTGATATATCTCCAAGATGGATAAGAATATCGTTAACCTCGTTTGCTGCTGTTCCATAAGCTAGGAGTTGCTTCGCACCCTGGGTAATGCTACCCATATCAAAAGGTGTCTTTGCTGCTGTTTCTATCAACTGACTCATCAAAGCTCCTGCTTTCTGCTCGCTACCAAGCATAGTAGTAAAGGAGATTTCAAGCTGTTGGAATTGAGAGCGGACATTAAAGACATGCTCTGCTAACTGCTCGAAGCCAAGACCACCTACAAGGCTCATTGCAAGACTCTTCGCATCGCCACCAATACGACTTAACAATGATGATGCTCCTTCGCCAACGGTAGGGACTTTCTTCATTTCTCCTATCATACTAGCAAAGGCATCGGTCATGTTCTTTATATTGTCTGTTGCAGCAGTAGATGAACCAGAGTAGCGAATATATTCCGCTTGCATATTCTGTAGCTCTGTCCTCGCCTGTTTGCCAAGACCTGTGATATTCTCTAAACGTCTTTTTTCATCGCCTAAGATAGTAGACTTCTCGCCAAGGTCTCGTTTTAGAACACTCTCTGTTCCTATATCTAGTCCACCCTTACGTAGTCTACTCTGCATCTTCGCAATTTCTGATGACAGCTTCTCAATATTACGCTTGGATGCATCGGCTTGTAACTCGAAGTTGTATACTTCTCTTGTTAGGTTCTGCATCTTCTTAGAGTATTCACTACTCATCACTACGGCATATCTACCCATAGCGGCATTAAGTTCTGAAACTTTCCGCTTTTGTTCTGCATATTTATCCGTAAGGTCTTGCACAATGATTGGGTCTGTAGCCTTAGTTGTCTTTAACAGCTCCTCCCTAAGTCTATTCATTTCTTGACGAGCTTTTGTTACTTCATCAAAGTTCGCCTTGATATTAAATTCTAATTCTGCCATTTATCCTGTTTTTAGACAAAATTAGAAAATAGAAAAGGGAAGGAACGCAGATTACATAAGTGCCTTTTCACTATGCTTTTAAGTGAAAAATTAAACACTTTTATGCTATTCCTTCCCAATAAAAATGATGATAATTGTATACTAAGGATGTATTAATCCAATGTTGAACCATCTTGAACGAATAGGGCTTCAACCCAAACGGATTGAAGCTCTAAAACCTTGCAAATATTAATTCTTTCGTGCTACTCTCCTTGTGGCTCTACTCGCTTGCCCTGTTAGTTATTCTACTTGTCACCTGTCGGTAACTCTTCAATCAAACGCTTCATTGAGGAATACATATCCTCAAAATCCTGCACCTCGCTAAACGCAAAGTCCTTGTACTTTTCATTGAAGACTACATACTCTTTCAATGTTTCAAGAAAGAACTTAGCCATCGACTCCATAGATGCTTGCCAAAACAACATGTCCAAGCAATACTCACCTTCATGCAGCTCCACGAACGGAACAAACATATCAAGCATCAAGTTGTAGCAAGAATTAATTCCGAAATCATCTCCTTCGCTATATTTATCACGAACAACAATCCCATCCTTCAACATCTTTTGCATCTTCTCTGATAATTCATCAGCTAAGAAGCCTACTTGTTGATTGGTCATTACCTTGCTGCACTTAGTCCAAACCTTTTTGATGAAGAAAAACATTTTCTTATCCTTGGTCTCAAAATGCTCACCATTTTCAATAAACCTCTTGCAAGCAACGACACTGGCTATCCACAAGGAAGAACACTTTGCAGTAAAGACATACATACCATCTTCGTCTTCGTATGTATCACAATCACCCTCGAATGCCGTTTGGCTTATGCTTCGATTCAAATCTATGTAAAGGTCAACATTCTTACATTGATTATACATATTATCCATATACTTTGCTTTTTGTTGTGGGAATGTAGCCAAAACCACACTCCCACATTATTAATACTACCGTTTATTTATGAGCCGCATTCTTCACGTTTCGCTCAATCATTGGCAAGATGCCCTTCTCCTTCAATAAGTCATAAAGGAACAATCTGCCCTTTTGTGTCCAAATGGTAAGGTATCTGACGGTCTGATGCCCATCGTGGTGTGTGATAGGAATTGGCTTACTATGCACATAACCTGCATCCTTGTACTTCTGATACAATATCCATTGCTTATCCACCTTGTACTGAATGCCTATGTCGTGCAGCAAGTCATTGAACGCTTGCGGACTCATGCCGTAATCCTGCGCTATCGAAGTAACCTTGGTGCAGGAAGGATTTTCCATTATCGTGTCGTAATAAGCCGCCTTTGGCTTATATACCTTGATTTCAGCATCCTTGCGCTTACTATCTGCAACAAGCTTATCATTCTCGACTTGCTTCTGCTCCAACAAAAGCTGTTGATTTTTGTTGGTTTCAGCCAAAGCTTGTTTCTCCTCCTCAGATTTTACCAAGGATTTCAAAGCTTCAAGATAAGTACGAGGAACACCCTGTGTTCTTGCTCGCTTCTCCATTTCTATGAAGTAGCGTCTTGCTTGCTTACCTTTCTCGCATTGGGACATCATCGAAATCTCCTTTGCGGCATCAACGGATAAAGCATACTCAGATGTTGGTCTGCCGCCAAATAGGTTTCCCCCCTTTTGGGTGAAAACCTCAAAGTCTTGATTTTCAACCAAATCACAGCGTTCAATCTGCTTCTTAATCCAAGAAGAGAAATCTTTCCCTATACCAAGGAACCGATGTAAGCCTCTTGCGTTCACCGCTTGCTTACCATCACGTTCTTCTACCTTGATAAGTTCAAAAGCATCTACGTTGATTTCTGCATGCAGTTCCCTTGCATTGACAGCTTGCTTGCCATCATGCTCAATGATGCCCACTACCTCGACATGACTCTTTTTGGTGTTGTCTAAAACTGCCGAGACTACGGGAAGTGCCTCAATCTGGACATCTACTTTCTGATTTAAATCCATAATGTAAAAATTATTAATTAATTAGAAAGCGAAGGTGATTTTTTATTTAGCAGTTTTTAAGGTGTGCTTCTCACCGCACCGCCTTTCGCTTAAACGAAAATCCTAATTAAGCTATCTTTGAAAGTATAGCCTCATCTATTCTAATCCATTGACAGGCATCTTTCTGAAAATAGTAGTTAGATTTAAACTTCTTACCATCTACGACAATACAATTTTCTTCATACTTGAAAGAATGGTTTCGTGTCAAAGGTATCAAAAGGTACGTATTGCCCTCTTTTTTTTCGTACACAAGGGTTAAATCAGTACCGATTACTTGTGATACTACCTCTTTATCATTTGCGCTTAAAACACCAATTTTGCCATCGTGCTTTACAAATAAAGCTTTCATTAAATCACTCATGTTTTGTTGTTTAAGGTAGGGGATGATTATAGGCTCACCCCCAACAAGCCATCAATGAAAGAGAAAAGTAGCTTCTATTCTTTAATCAATTTTTTCTTTGCTTCGTCCCATGTATAGCCATCATTGACCCACTTAGGACACTTGCCATTGATTACTCGCTTAGCATCCGCTATGCTTGCGTAGTCAGGTTCTTTTATATCGTCTATGCGAACGAACACTTGACCGAATGTGTCTTCTAACTTTGAGATGATATGCCCTTTGTATGACATTTCGCTCAAACACTTAATTTTAATATCCATAGCTGTTGTTTTAAGTTCTTTGAATTAAAAATCTGTTGCCCAAGTATATTGCTGTTTCAGTTTGCTTAAGGCATTTTCGGTAACGTGAAAAACATTCTTTACCCACTCACTTTTTCTTATGCTGCGACTCTCTTTAAGGTCTACATCGTGATTAAAGCGAATTTCGTAGCGATTACCTACGCTCGTAATCAAGAAGTCTACACTTCTCTTATACTTATCAAGCTCGGTTTCTTTATATTCACCACGTTCTATGAAGTTTGGGTTGGATACTAAGTAACCTTCACTCTTCATTTCTACACCATTGATGTTATATACTCGTTTCATACCTATTCTTGTTATATTATGCGACCTTAATCAAATTAGCTTTCTTGAAGCAACGCCACTCACTCTTTTCGGTATCGAAGTACACTTGGCATGTGGCATTCATCTTTCGAGCACCTTGTGTCTGTGGCACTACATTCTCACTCAATGTACCAAAGGCTTCACGCAAGCTGCCATCTACCTTCTGAAAGTAGAATTTAACGATACGCTTCTTCATCTGTACCTTAAGCTTGATGTTCATCCAAGCCACCTTTAATGCTTCGCTCAAAGAGTAACCGTTCTTCTTTACGAACTGCCATGCAAGTTGCATCACTTCTCTCAATGTATTTCTTAATGTAGTAGCCATAATCTTTCAATTTTAAACGTTAAACTTAAATTACTTACTTTGCAAGTCCGATGCTCTCACGCAAAAAGCTCTTAGCTTCATCGTTGTTCATATTGAGCTTAGTTGTTATCATATTCAACATTCTGTCAACATCCTTTTGGGTGTTCATTCTGTTGCTTACGAACTCTGTCATAACGAACTTCTGAATTAAGTTTTTTCTTATCATTGAAGTAGTCATATTGCTATACCGTTTTACGAGTGCCGTGCTCGGAGGTTCAACCTCTCGTTAAATTTGTTGTTTCTTATTTACATTGGCAAAGGTAACGCTTTTATGTGATATAAACAAATAAAATATCACTTTTGTGTGTTATTTTAATATCTATTAACAGATAACGCTTGTAATTCATACTTTTTCACAATAAATCGCCTTAATATCATATTTTTCCGTTTTTTCTTTGTAGTTTCATAGTCTTTGTATATCTTTGCACAAAAATAATAACACATATAAGTAATATATATATGAACATTAAGAAAACGATAAAAGATAATGGGTGGACTCTTGAATCTTTAAGAGCTAAAATGCAAGAGATAGAAGGACGTGAGGTTAAACAATCTTCCATGTCTCGTATAGTAAATAGTGCCAACCCTACAGTAGAAACACTTCAAAGGCTTGCTGATGCAATGGGTGTAAATATTTGCATCTTCTTTAGTGACGACCACCAAGGAGCTTCCATCACCTGTCCTCATTGTGGCAAGCCAATCGAAATCAGCGTCAAGTGAGAAGAAATAGTACTCACTCTTGGAAACAAATGCCCCCAAATATGGTGTATTTACATATACCACTTTTGGGGTATACAAACAAGTTCATGCAATCTTCAAGTTCGCTGCCTTAGCCATATTTGAGATTACATCGAACATCTTGCCTAAGAACCCATGTTCCTCTGCTATGTCAAGATTACTTTGTCCTTTCTTGCGTCTATACGAGTTGACAGAAATGTTATGAGCATAATACAATGTGTCGTAGATATTATGCCAAACATCCTGTTGCTTTGTGTTGGTCGCCCTCGAATATTGATTCACCAACTTTCTAATCTTGTTTCGCATCCTAACCTCTGGAACTTTGTTGTCTGAAAGCTCTACCTCCAACAAGGCTTTTGCGTTATCCGCTTGCTCCTGCTCCATCTTATCCAAGCGTTCTTTCTGTTCCAGAGCTAATTTTTCTACACTGCTTAATCTTTTCTCTTGCTCAACCATCTGATTAATGGTCATTTGAAGAACTTCAAGCTGAGACATTGGCTTAACTAAGGAACGAATAGCATTTTCCATTTGGTTGAATGCTTTGATGTATGCTTCTTTGAAAGTAGCAGCCTTCTTTCCTGTATATCCCATAGCCAAGAAAGAAAATCCGTCCTTTGTCATAGTGAACATTGGAAATACCTTTCCTTGTTCGTTCTTGTAAACCGACTCGCCAAAATTGGTGAGTCGAAATTCTTCCGAGCAATTAAGGTTGCGAATATCTCTAATAACCTTGTCGTGCCCTTTTTCAAACTCTTTAGCGACCAACAAACTATTTGTCAGTACTTGGTTGTTCTCACCTTTAAATACTAAATCAGACATCTTTTTTTATTATTTCATGCATTTTTTAAGTTCATTGCCATCTCATCTATCATATCACTAAAACTCTCTTTCTTAATTTGACATTATTCCAATCATTAACCATATCTTTAGTGTATCTACCAAAGGTTTCACATAATTCTTCAGGAGTCATGTTATACTCCTCTATACCCCAATAGGTTTTCCATATTCCAACATACTTGTCATAGAAACTTCTATCTTTGTGGAGACACGGATTATAGATATGCTGATAATGACTCTCCAGTCTGATATTACACCAATAAGGTCTTGATATTGTTAATACCTTCTTTAGCTTGCGAGGAATTTTAGGCTTGTTTTTTTTCTTCAACTTCATCTGCTATTGCTTTTAATTGCAAAATTACATTGTCTATTGTCTTGCCTTGATAATTAAGACTTACCTCTTTTAATACAGCTATTTGGGCTTTTAATCTTATGTATTCTGCTCTTAACATAATTATTTCAGCTATTTCTAATTGTTACTAATTGCTCTTCAATGGCTTTCTTTAACTCATTAAAGGCTTTAATTACTTTTGGGTTTACAAGTCGATTCTCTACAAAAAGACAACTCGACTCATACATCATTGCCTTCTCCCATATTGGCTTGGCAATTCCTTCATATAAGATTCTATATTTATTTTTTTTCATTTTACTTTTTTGATACTCTTGGTAAAAGTTTTAAGCCATCTAGTGCTTTCTGCTGCATGTGCGACTTCCTCTTGGTACTTTTTAAAATGATAATTCATATCCTTAACTAAGTCAGAACGATTCTGCAGAGAAGCAATCCATTGACTTCTCGGAAGAACTTCTTGAACATGAATATTACAATCGTGCAGAATACTATTTGTGAGTTGTGCTTCCATGAAGTCTTTTACCCCTTGATATTCTTCTGACGGAATGTCCCATTTTCTGACTTTGTCAAGCATAGCATCATACCTAACACGCAAATCATTCTTTTCTTTGGCAAACTTTTCGTTCTTCGCATTTACGTTGTTGACATACTCTATATATTCTTTTTCAAGTTGCTTTTTTGACTTGGGATGATTAATGAACTCATCATATTCTGCCTTTAATTCATCATATTTCTTCTTATGATAATTGCTAGGTTCTATTTTATCGGGAACTTCATAATCTCCAATATCAGTTCTATATCCCCAACGGACATATATTCCAAATGCTCTTAAGCAACTATTTGCAAATTGCTCAAATGTTATATCTTTACCATCATACAATGGTGCTGTAAATCCTGTTGGCATATTATTATTTTGCCCGAAGGCGGTTAATCTTTACAAAACCAGTAAACTCTCCACAGGAAAGCTATTCCCCATTCTGGATTTGGATTTCTTACTAATGTTGGTAATGGGAAGAACCAATCTATTTTTCTTGATGATATATACATACTTCTATATTTGATTTAAATATTAATATGATTAAACATTATTTGTCAATCCATATTGCGGAATGTAACCAACATATACCCCACCTGTTATTAGGCATTGGAGCTTTCACTATTGTAGGTGTTAAGAAAAATGTTTCAAAACTACCTTTTGAGAATGTTAATTTCATACTACTATTTTTACATAAAGACGGTTAAACATTAAGTAAGACTCTTTTGAGCTTTATTCTTAGATTTTCTTTTATCTCTTTAGCTTCACTCCAAGGTGTATAGGTTGTAGTATAAAAATTATAACTACTTCCATCTATGCAATGTAAGCCTGTTATGAGTAATTCCAACTCTTCATCTGATAATTCAATATTTTTATTCATACTATTTAAGTAAGAAGGCGGTTAACGACCTAAGTTTCTGTCTACAGAATCTATCACTTCTTGTATAGAATCTGCTTCGTCTTTGGTTTTTGCATACCGATTTTTAAATATTATCAACATATTTCTAAGGCAAACAAAATCTGTTCTTGTTAACTTATAATAGTTCATACCTACACCTCCATTTCGTGATTGATGCCAAGACTGAATAGAAAATGCTGAAGTTCATGAACGTACTCAAATGAGAATATCTTTGTTCCATTAAAATAGAGACTGCTAACACCTAATTGTGTGGCTATTTTTATCTCTCCTAATATAAAAACGCGAAAACTTTCATCAAGATTAAACCATCCGTTTTTTCTTAGGATAGTAGGCGTTAGCACAATTGGGACAATATAATTTACCCAAGCACCACAATCTCCAAAGAGAAAACCTTTATCCCCAAATTTAGTACCTTCTGTGTTTTCTAAGCAAACAATGCCTCTTAGAGTTGTGCCATCTTTTCGTATAAAGTTTTTTGTTGGGTCTGATGATGTTACTCTGTAAACGACATCTTTGGCAGTACCTAATGGCACTCCATTTGTCATTACCAAATCTCCTGGAATATATTCTAACTTATCCATACTTTTTACTTTTATTATTCATCATATAAGCCATGTCATGTACTTTGTGACACATTTGACAAACATCTTCAAGACTTCTTGTATCCCAATCATAGTACATTCTTCCGTGGTCTTCGGTTATTACTACAACCTGTCTATCACATAGGATTCGCCATATCATTTTCAGTCTGTGTTTAAAAGCTACTTTCAAATAACACGAATTTTCCATTTTCAATACCAATTGATTTAATACCATTCGTACAATATTCAATATCTCCTTGAATGTTAGTAGCACATCTGCTTTTTATGCAAACATCGCTTTCTGGCTTTGTTAGCAATATATCTGCTAATTCTTTTGCTTTCATATACTTTACTTTTTACGATGATTATACTTCTTTATAGCATCCTTCTTTGAAGCTGCCATAATCTTCACACCTTTGATGGTGAACTCATGCTGAGCCTTTGACTGACACTTCTGCTTGTCAGAAGGAATATTACCTTTAGGTGCATCAAGTCTAGGGCTTGGGCTTGCAAAAATATCACCTTGCGCATAAGCTGACATTGCTGTCATCATCCATGCCATTCTCATTAAATTTCTATTCATAGCTACTCCTTTACTTCTTTAAAGACATATATTCGTCCACTTCGCCCAAAACCTTTGTTAGCAGATTCTTTAGGATTTTCAATTCATCAATAGGATATGTAGATATAGGATACCCATCAAGGGTAATATCACCGAACAAACTACGACTTATCTTTAGCGAGTACTTATTTTCTTTCATTTTTCTTCTTTTCTTCTTAACTTCTTTAAAGATTACACCTTTACCTTCAAGACTCTCGATAACTTCAAGAGTAATCCTTTCTCCTACTTTAAGCTCTTTCATATATCACTTATTTTAATTCTTTTATTGCAGCCTCTAACTGCCATTGGTTAGAGATATGAGAGGTGCATAAATCTTCTAACATTTTGGTGGAATCTGTATAGGCAAGACAATCTGAACATGCTATACTATTTCCATTTATCATTACAATATATGGGAATCGTTTATTTGTTGTCTCTCCCCTGAAATAACCAATTCTCCATCTATGCCAAGTATCAAATTTAAAATTTCTACATAGAACTTTAGCTCCTTTTGTAAGAGGATTGCCTAATACATCATTCTTGTAAATAAACTTAGGAACATATTCGTCTAACACATCATTAAACTCATAGCAGTCTGGGCAGTAGTGCTTATCTTCAATCTCTACCCATTCTGATTCCAACGCTTGCTCTTTTGCTGTTCCTTTGTCCAACCAAGCAATGATACCATCATCCTCTCCATAAGTCTTTCCGCATCTGTCACAAATGACAGAATACATTGTAACTGGCTTAATCATTACTCACCTCCTTCCTTTGGGAACAAATCATCACAAGTTAGAATATTTTTACTTAAATATCTCCATCTATATTTTCTTGAAGATTTTCTACGCCCCTTACAGCATTCTGAAATATGAGCAGCATTTATCCCAGTAATCCTTTGACCTTCAGTCATAGACCCAAATATTGCTAAGATATTAAAGTTAGCATCATACATAACAATCGGAATCGATTCATAATGCAAGAAGCCCTTTTTACCATAAAGATGAGATAACTTTCCTATCTGTTTGTCAGTTATTCTCTTGATATGTAAAGGCATATTGCTATTCTCCTTTGGTGTAACCCATTCTAAATTTTCAGCAATATTATTGTCTCTACTTTCATCTTTATGTCCTACGTGAGGTTTACCAAATGGGTTTGACACGAATGCTTCTGCAACTAATCTGTGTACCTTAAACTGCTTACCATTAACAAACCTTACCTGTTTGTAGCCTAAAACAGTTCCTTGTTTTAGTATATGTGGTCTTTTATAAGCACGAATCACCAAACTCTTAACTCTTCCCATATTACTGACCTCGTATAGACCTTCATAACCTACTACGGGCTTCCAAATTTCATTTGGCAAATCTTCCTTGGCTTCTTCTATTTTCTTTTCGTCTATCATAATTTACTTCTCCTTTAAACGTTGTATAAAAGCATCTGCCAACTCAATAGCATAAGATATAACTAAATCTTTATCTTCTACCTCAGTTCTTGCACCAAATGAGACTTCTAATGCTGAAGGCAAAATTTCTTTTGCTATCTCATATCTTCTCTGTTCCCAATCTATTGTGTTATCTATGTTAGAAATATCTTCAAAATCCCAATAGTAGTTAAGAGGTTCTTTTACATGTTCTGCACCTTCGCTATCTATATAAGAGACGCTATCATATTCACACCTTATTGTACTACTATTAAAACAGACAATATCCACAACTTCGCCTGTCTTTCTGATTTTAGCTTTTTTCATTGCTCACCTCCTTTCCACTCATCAGTTGTGCCAAGAAGGTGTTTGGTCTCTTCGTTGTAAGGGATGCAATGCTTATAACTGCTTGCCAAACACAAATAAGGAAAATCACGCGCAGTAGTTATTTGTTCAAAAAAGTCAATATGCCATTGTTTCTCCTCAGAATCCCTAACCAATACTTTATCAAAAGGTTTGAAATTATATTTTGACTCAGTTTCTTTCTCAATCTCCAAAGTGTCAAGATTAAGCTTGCCATCCAAACGTTCCTCTATGGTATTGATGTAGGTCTGAGCTGCATCATCGCTGGCTTTCTCAAATACAGAAGTTAACATTATGGTTTCTTCTTTACTATAACATTCCTCATAGCCTTCTTTCCAAAAATAATGCTTGCCTTTAAAACTCATGTAGTCATCATTCTCAAACTTTTCAAAGATAATATGTACCTTATTTTTACCAACCAAGACATCGCCCTTCTTCCAAACAAACTTAGACCAGTCTCGCATCTTCTTAGAAGGAAAAATGATAGGCTCTCCATATCGGTTGTATTTCCCATCATTATAAAACAACAATTCATCGTCATCTTTACTTGAAAGAGTAATACCAAGTTCATCTTCTGTACATATATCTTCTATACGAAGCTCTCCAAAAGCATCAGCATACAACTTAGTTCTTTTTGGCTTATCTTTTAGGATTTCTGCTATGTTTATCTTTGTTTCCATGTTTACTCATATTTATAAATTGCGTCAAGAATTGGTCTAAAATTAGGGTTGTCGATTACTGCCTGCGCATCTGCATCGTTCTTAAAGTAGGCGAAGTTTGAAACATTTCTCAAGTCAGCATCAACCACATACTCGCCAATTGAATGCCTGTAATAGATATAATTCTTACTCTCGTTACAGTCGTTCCAGTCAGGCTCCCAATCTCCGTTGTAGTACTTAGCAATGTTTATCAGCCGAGCAATAGCTTGCGCCTTGATTCCAATCTCCGAATTAACACAAAAACCGGGTTTTACTATCTCTTCGTAAGTAATATCCTTCTTCTTTCTGAGCATTATTACACCTTTTGTCACGTCTGTATTTTCAGTGTCTAACTCCATGCCTTTAGGTATGTCGATGATAAGTTTGTTATCTTTAATTTCCATATTTATAATTCTTTAAGGCACAAGTGAAGCCCCTCAGAATGCTCCACAAGTGCCATAGATTATTACTTGTCGTAGACCAACTTATATTGCTCTAATTGCGTTTCTGTCATTGTATACTCCTTGTTATACTTGTCTCTCTCTGTTCTTGCTTCTGCTATGTTTATATAGCTTACAACGAAAGCAATAAGCATGATTGCAACGATAAAGTACCAAGGATAACGATGTACCGTCTTATTAAACGCTCGCCACAAATGACAAAAGAATACGCCAGCATAGCGAAATGACAATATGAAAGCTTCACGCATTGTTGCGTTCTCAACGAATGATATATTATTTACCTTCTCCATCTTAGTTACGCATTATATGAACCTTAACTAATTTATGCACAGCATGTGGCCTTATTAAAGTTCTCAACAAACTTTTTCTCTATCTCTTCGTGAAACATTGCCTTTCTTGGTGAGGGCATTGTTAGAGTAGCTTCTATCTTTGCGCCATTATCAAGTGTTAAGATAGCTTTTCTTTCTATAAATAGCTTATCCATTTTGATTACATATGAAAGGATTCAACTTATATTCTAAAACAATAGTACTACGAGAGCCGAAGCACCATACATCCTTCTTCAACTCTGGATGCACTCTCTTCGATTGTAGGTAATAACCATTTTCTACGTCATAATGCTTTCTTACCATGATGTTATCATTAACAACACCAACACGCTCATTTATCTTTAGATAGACAATAGAACCTGTCTTGTAGCAAGGCATACCCTCATAGATGCTACCTTTGGCAACAACGTGCTTTTCTTTGCCGCTAACCTCCCAATTCGCTAAGTCCCATATGGTATCAAGGTCTTTGTCGTTTAGAAGGCTCTGCTGAACAAAAACTTTGCCTATTGCAGAAAATTTGCCATCATGTCCCATCGCCTCGACTATAAACTCGTCTTTTGGCTCAAATAAGTCCAAGGGTATCTGCATAATACTTATGTTTTAGTTTTTCGTAAATTACTCGTTTTGCAGCTTTAGCTCTTCTCTTGTTGGCAGATAAGGCATCTTCATACAATGTAGCATCATCACTTATCCAACTAACTTGTTTACCTTTGTATGTACCATCAAAGCGGTATCTGTCACCTTCAACCGAAGCGGTAAACCAAATTTTTGCAAATCTTACCCTTTTCATACTACGCATATAAAAAAGTTAAAACAAAAAACTCAATAACGCTGAAAACTATAAGAAAGTTTTCTAATGTAAAATACTTCTTCATTTTTCTTTTGACAGTTTTAGGTGTGCCACACCGCTATACAATAGCATTTAAATTATTATTTTCATGGTGCAAAGATAGATATAATATTTTAATAGTGCAAGAAAATTAATGAGAAATATTATATCGTTAACTTTAATTAAACAATGCACTATTTGTCACCTATTATAATATAAATCTAAATTTCGCTCTCATCTAAACCGAAGTCGGGCAACCTATCTTGTATTTCTTGGTCGTCAGCTCCTTGCGATGATGCACCTAGAACATAGCCGTTTCTGAAGGCATAGAAGATAACCTTCTCCATATCCTTAGCCGTTGCATTATCCGTTAAATGAAGTGTTGCATACAATCCATGCAAGAACTTCTTGACATCCATAGGGTAGACTTTGCTTCTCCTCGCTTCCTCTACCAAAAATCTTAATGGGCAATTCATAATCAACTTAGTTTAATTGTTCTTTCAGTAGGACTCGAACCTACGCTTACAGAACCAAAATCTGTCGTGCTACCATTACACCATGAAAGACCGATTTTAATTATTATCGAGAAACTTCTTTGGGTCGCAAAAGGTTTGTATCTCTGGAGTGCCATTAACGCACTCTGTGGCATTCTTTGCAGCTTTTGCCATTATTCCTTCGTCAAATAATCCCTTTGAAAGTTTATCGAAATACTGTGCCATATCCTTAGTGCGGACGTGCGGAGCTACCTTCTGAAAGTCTTGCCCTATGACAAGCTCTAAGAATTCAAACATATATTTGTTCGCTACACTTGGAGCAAAATCTGCATAAAGACTACCCATCTTAACATGGAACTTGTTGTCTATTACACTTATTATATCCGCATAGGTGTTATCTGCCATCTGAGATAAATTATATAAAACAATGACATTTGCGTATAGACCTGCATTCCTTTCAAATCCTGCATTCTTTAACTTTTCAGCAATCTTATCACGAAGCACAAACAAATCTTTGCTTATGTGGTCGTAATAAGTGGCTGCATATTCGTAGCTAAAATTCTCATCAGGAGAATGTTCCTCGTATACTTTTACTACTTTCTTCAATGCTTGTAGCGCATCTTTCCATTTCTTCTTTACTCCATGCTTGTAGATATTCTTTTTCTTGATACTATCTTCTATAACATAGATGTATATCTGTAGGGATATAAGCTCTACATATACATATTGCAACAAATAACCACGGCATAGGATGATAATCTTATTGATGAAATCTGCGGATAATCCGTCTGCAACATCTATTGCTATCTTTCTGCCATTATCTTCTATGACGACACGCCTATTTCCTTTTACCAATCTCATACTCTTTAATCTTCGCTTTAAGTTTCTTTTTCATGGCAACTTCAGTACTCTTAGTAGTACTCTTGTAATCTTTCTCTTTACAAATAGTAGGAAGGCATATTTGGTATGAAAACTTAGTGAAAACATTATATCCGAAGACAAAGAATCTTCTTCTGATAATTCGTCCGCTCATCACATAGTCGCCTTTATCTTCTAATTGTAGCGTCTGTTGGGACATATAAACTATATCTTTTTGTATCTCTATAATGTTCCTTCTCATAGTTCCAAATTTTGAAGTTCTACTACTGTTTCTTCGTCTTTAGCATCATATGCCACTTGATATTTCCCAAGACCTTGCTTTGTTCCAAGGTAAACAGAATCTTCTGTAAGAAGTAAGTGCAACATTGATATTCGAGCTTCTCTCGATGCTTTGTCAAACTTCAAGAAGCATTCCTCATACAAAGAAATCATATTTATCATGTCAAACCCATCATTAGAGAAAGCAGGGAAAGAAATAGAGACACCATTTGCATCTTTCAAATACTGCCATCTGCTCCACCAATATTTCTTAACTTGCACAAACAAGCGTTCTGTATCGCTTATATCTTTTTCTATAATAACTCTTGCTTTCATTTTTTTGTCGTTAAATCTTCTGTTAAAACTTGAAGCAATGGCTGCAACATTGTTTTGTATAATATCTTTTTGTTTTTTGGAAAATCATCCTCTTCCAAAGAAGAAAGTATTAAGTACGGAATTGGTACATCCAAGACTTTACTTAACGCCTCTAAAGAAGAAGAATGCGGATAGCGTACCCCTTGCTCCCAATGGCTAACTATAGTAGTACACCTTTTGACTTTTTTTGCCAAATCCTTTTGGCTCATTCCTTTTTGCTCTCGCAACTGTTTTATTGCTTTTCCTATCTTCATATTATTCCTGTTTATGTGTGGCTCACTTTTCTTGCAAAATTACATCATTTGACATAATCTTGCAAGAAAATTAAAGAGAATTATTATTTTTTATCCAGCTTCAACGAACTTAAATCCATACTTGTCGATGTAATATTGTTCGTCAATACTTCTATCCGTCTGCGAGTCGTAGTATAGTGTAAGGCTATTAGAGTCGGTATAGAAGTACTTACGTCTTACACGAAGATTGTACATCACTTGTGTAATTCTTCGAGGAACGAGAGAAATATGATGCTTAGTTTTTTGCTTCATACCGTATATCAACCGTGTGCGCTCCAATCCCCACAGCTTCTTTTGCGACTTGCTGCGCTTTTCTTTCTCTTGCGGTGTATATGCTCTTTTGCTGCCATCCTTTAGATTTTTCGACCTCTGCTTATTTAGTTGCTTTAAAATTGCATCGTTATGGGAAACCTCAAGACACCTTGCAATGCGCCAAATGCTTGATGTAGGAACACCTGTAAGCAAACTAATTTCCTTTGCAGTCATTGTAGGGTACAGCTCCTTAACTTTCGCCCAGAGTTCTTCGTTTCTTTTCCCCATAAGCTAACGATTATCGCCATTGCCATGCAGTTTTCCTCTCAATTGACGAGAATGAAGTTTGTCGTAATTCATCTTACCAATATCACTAAGCTTATACCCAAGGTCGTGTGAGAGTGTTGCGCAATACCATAGTACATCACCAATCTCTTTGGCAATTTCCAACTTCTTATCATCTGTAAAAACAGAATCGTTATCACGCAAAACTTTCTTAACCTTATCGGAAACCTCACCTGCTTTACCTGTGAGACCCAATGTAGGGTAAATGATAGGGTTAGGATAAATAGCAGTCTCTAGAGCTAACTGCTGATACTCATCTAATGTTAAATCTTTCTTTTCCATTTTATATATTTAAAATTTAAAACTAATTTTCTACCACTGTTAAATACTTTAACTTTGCGAATCGGTATGATTTATATATTCCACCAAGCGTTTTATACACCTTAGATGTGAAGCACTGAATGCAGCCTATATAATCATTAAATCCTAAGATGATATACTTATCTTCAATATACCCTGCCACGTATGCGCCAATGTCCTTACCTTTATAAAGAACTCGCTCAGCTATACGAGCATTGAAAAATTCCTCGTTTGTCATACGCTACTTGAATTTGATGATAAAAAACTCCGCATCTAGCCACTTGTCAGGACACATTCCTTTCTTTGGCTTGCCGATGGTGAAACTATCTATCTCCTTCTCAATTCGTGGACTATCCTTGCGGTAGCCGTTGATGAAGAGGACATGAGTGTATGGCTTGAATCTTATAAAATTAGTACGGATAGACTGGCGAATAATATCTACTCGTCCATCTACAGCTTCTGCCCAAGTCTTCATGTCTGTATTATCACTATTAGCGGCAAGCAAGCGTTTTATCCAATACGACTTAGGGACTCTGTATTCTTCCGTCTTTCTGCCTTCAGAAATCATGTCAAACCATTCCTTGCAGACAGTGAGAGTAAGAACCTTTTTTTTAGCATCGAGCAAATACTTATTCATTACCTTTATTAATCTTTCCACTATTTTCTTTCTTTAATTTATACTCTTCCCAGTTAATTTCCTTTGAATAAGCACCTATCCAACATATAGATGTTAGAGGAATTTTAAAAACACGATAGGTAGGAACATAGGAAAAGATTATAGCCATGATATTACCATCACTAAAATCGCAACCCAAGTGCGCTCCTGTATATTGTTTCTTCTCAAATCCACCTATACAATCATTATTAAGAGATACAACATCGCCATTGTTAAGATGTATATCGAGAATGGCTTCATAAATATCGCCACTATCTTCTATTAGCTCATCCAATGTATCGGCATTTACTGCACTGGAATCTTGCATCCACCCAAAGACTTCTTTAAGTTCCTTAGCTATTTGTGCGATATATTCTTCTTTCATATTCACCTCTCTTTCCTGTCTTAATTTATGTTCTTTGCAAAATTGATAGCAAGAGCGTGGTTTATTCTTCTTGTCACACCACCCAACGCCAATTGCATCTTCGTCTGTAAATGATATACAGTTACCGCAACATCTTTCGTTGTCTTCATTTTCCATAAGCATTAACCCTTTAAGATTTTATCCAAGAGTGGAAACATAACACCTTTCTCATAAGGAGCGATATACCGCTTACCTGTTGTGACAAAAGAAGGTAGCGTTATTAGTAGAGCTATCAAATAGACTGCCAACGCTACGAGGAATATTATTCCCCAGACTATTCTATACAGCATCTTTTTTTAATTCTATATCACAAAATAAGTTGTTTGCTAATTCCTTTAGTACTAACTCCCTGTTCACTTGACTATCCTCAATAATCTGCGCAAAGAGTCCAGCAAGCTCGTAAGGAAGATTCTCCTCTACCTCGGCTACAGGAGCGAGAGTAACCTGTAATTCGTCTCTTTTAATGTAAGAAACTTTTAAATTTTCTATCATAGTTATTCTGTTTTGGTTGGTTCACTAAGTTTTAGCATAGAGTTGTCGTATTGTTCGATAACGTCTATTCTTTCATTTATCTTTTCTTTGAGAGCTTCAAGGTATGTTTTCTCGTATAGCCTTGCATACTCTCTGCTTTCTACAACAATACGGAATTGAAGCTTTCTAACCTCTTCTTCGATGTGCCGTTTATCTTTTTTCGTTAGTTCCATAGTCTATAACTTTAACTTGAATTGGTTCGCCACTATCCTTACAACGTAATGTTTCGGAAGTATACACATTGTCTATTCCTTCTGCGAGATTATGTTGGTGATAAATCTCTCGGTATAGATAGTAAGATTGAGCTATGAACTTGCGTTGCTCTTCGTTTGGGCAGCTACTTCCATTCCATCCATAACTTGCTCCACGACCTAAACTTGGAGTAACTAATGGTTGCAAGTCTTGAAGATTTCTACGCAGTTCAAAGTGAGGATATTTGTCTATAAATAGAAGAGTGTTGCCAAGTTCTGTCTGTCCTGCTGCGAACCTACTACAATCCTCTACACAACGAGCCATCAGCATTAGCTGTTCCTCAGTAAGTGTTATTTGATATTTCTTTGTTTTGTTCATAATCTTCTTTTATTTTTTCTTGAACTTAAAACCTTAGCCTTTGTTATACGGTGGTCTTTTCTCCCACATCTGTGGTTGCCGTAGGCGAAATACAACACCCACCTTGGCTCCCAGTATTGCTTAATCTTAGGCAGCTCTTTCGATACGTCCAATCCAAGCAATATCATACCTATATAACGAGAACTTCCGTTGCAACGCTTCATTATCTTCTTAGCTAATCTAATCTTCATACTCTACTTTAATTTAATGATAATAAACTCTGTATTAAACCATTTGTTTTCTTAAAAATATGTAACCATTACCTGTATATACAGGATGAAGGTCATAAACTCTATCTAAATACTCTATCATCTTTGCTTCACGTTGCAAAGAGAGACGTGGGCATTGACAAAACTCGTCCTCGTCGTTGAAGTCACGTATGGTTTGCATAATTTTGCGTACGATATCATCTTCCCCCATCTTTACACCTTCTCCCAATCGGTTGCAAGAATACTCTCAGTATCTAAATACGAAATAAGAAAAGAAAACGGGTGCGTTCCGATTCGCATATCCAGAGGAATGCAATCATCTCTGCATATAGAAAAGATACACTCATTATTTGCACGTCTCTTTACTTTCTTTCCCTCCCTCATTCTTCTCAGAGCCTCCGAGAAGTCAAATATTTCCTTTCTCATATAATTTCCGTTTTAATTATTGTTATAATACTTTCTTTTTCATCGTTTAATATGTAGTTGTTTTTCGATATAACTAATTATCGAACTTAACCATTTGGGTAGTGTACCATAATCTTTCACACGGCTGACAGGTTTCGCAAACAGACAAATTACTACTCGGGAATAATACTCAGCAACTAACGCAATAATGTAATATGGCATCATCATTATAGTAAACATCGTTAACAACAAATAATATGTTATTTTCTTCATATCTCGTTCTCCTTTCTATCGAACAAGTTGCCAATAATAAGAAAATTCTTAATAGGATAATCAGCTAAATTCTTTACAGTCCATCCGCATGCACGCTTCTTCGGGGTAATAAAAGTATAACAGTCACGTATAGCATTAAATAAGACAAAAGATACCGCCTTACTTTTAATATTTTGAATAATATCATTCTCAAAGACTTCTTTGCCATCTTTATCGTAGATACCCGTGGGCTCGCAGACCGTTTTAGGGTCAACTGGGGAAACACCTTCTTCTGTAGAAACTATGCTAGCACCATTCTCGCAAGAATACGACAAATCTCCGATTACCCATTTTCCATTATCTAGACGTTTAGCCTTGAATTTAATATTTTCTTTTTTCATAAGTTATAATTATTTAAGTTCTACAGGTTCATCCTCCCAAGACAACTCTCTTCCGATAAGCTTGTTAATAGTACCTTTAGGCAATTCTATTGAAGGACAACAATCATCCCAATATTCATCAAACCTATTTGGTTCTGACATGTAAATAGTTTCTATACCATCTTTATCAACTGCTACCCATGCCATAGCTATATTTTTTTAAGTTTTATCTTTATTGCCTTCAAATTTCTTTTACCTCCATCCCAGAAACATGAACGTCTAAGATAGAAAGGCTGACCTTTAAGCCAAGGGAACTTATTATAAAAAGCCTTCCATTTAGCCTTTCCTGCATTCAAAGAAGGTACTTCAATACAGCTTCTAACATGGCAGCTACCAAAGACTAATGTATTATCACAAACGTTTTTATCCATAACTATTTTACTTTAACATTATACACTCCGTTTATAACTTCTACTTCATAACAATCGGGGCAATAGTGTTTGCCGTCTATCATTTCCCAGTCTGAGTAGTCTCCAATATCAATACTCTTGTCGCTGAATAACGCAGAGCAAGTATCTGTACCGCCAAATACTTCTCCGCATCTATCGCAAACAATCTGATACATTGTAATCGGTCTATACATAACTATTCTTCCTTTAAGATTCCAAAGACTGCTCCGTCATCAAAGGTAAATTTTTCCATAAGTTCGTACATTGTTAAACCGCTAATACTATTTATAGAAATATCTCTTTCGCTAATCATAAGAGTGATTAAAGCACGGCTTCCATCGTCCTTAGACCTTACCCATCCGAACGGTTGATGCTTTTGCATTTCATTCCAGCACTCTTCTGCATCCTTGAATGGACGGAACTTTTGCTCTGGCTTGATGCGGTAATCATTATAATAAGTTACTAAATGGTCTAAACTAGCTACGTTAGTATCATACCATTCTCTATTAATTGTTTTATGTTGTATAGTTTTGCCATCTACAATAGCCTGTAGAATAGGCATAATTTTTTTAAGATTCTTTATATCCATAATTCTCCAATTCTTTTATTAGTAAATTACTTTCCTTACCAAGTGGCTTATAACCATTTTTCAGATACCACTTTAAAACAAAACTCTTGGATTCATCTTTATTAAATTCCAATCCGATTGTTTTTATTCCATTTAACTTAGCCTGTTGTTCAGCAAGCTGTAATAAACGCTTTGCAACACCATGTCTCCTATGAGTTTCATCAACAAAGAGTGCATATATTAGAGCATCAGCTTTGCAAAAAATATCACTAACATATATTGGAATAGATATTTGAACTGAACCAAGATTTTTTTCATCAGTTATTAAAATTCTGGTTTCATCTTTCCATGTCTGCTTTTGTATCATAATCAATCCTCCTTATTACTACGGTTTAAATATATCTTCATTTTGTTGTGCTCTAATAATTTCCATAATCCTCATTGAATTGTAACTGTTTTCTACTAATGCTGTTATCACCACTTAATAACGACAACCAGTCATAAACTTCGTGTCCGTGCCAGATTAGGATGAACCCGTCAGCTCCGAAGTAAGTGATTCTCGGTTCGTCGTCTGGTTCGAACCCAACATAGGTTACAGCTCTTGCGAGTTTCTGCTCTGCTGCTTCGGCTTCTTGGTATTTTTTCGTAGCTTGCTCCAAGAGCTTTAAAATCTTTTTATTCATAACTTGATTTAAGCCCCCCCACTGTCACTGGAGGGGTGGTTAGTTACTCAGTTACAACTTCCCAATCTTCCGCAAATACATCAGATGAAGAAGGAACCCAAGAATCAGCACGACCATCAGGATTGATAATCAACATCTGATTAGTGTAGTCAATGTGAGGATTCTCACGACTCATCAGAATGTTCTTAGCAGACTGAGGGAGTGACTGCATATTAGGAATGATATCACCAGTGATATGAGCAGGAACTTGCTTCACAATAAACAAGCCCTTACCATTCCATCCACTGCGACGGCAAGCTTTGCCTTCTTTTAAAAACTGGATGACATTTCCAAAACCAAAATGTCCATTTGCTAAATAATCATTATTTCCTGTCATATTAATTATTATTTATATCCCATAAGGGATGATTAGTTACTCTGGTGTCTTCGTTGTTTGTCTATCAGATTAAATATGCAGAAACACATAATCACCATCTATAGAAGTATTCTTAATATCACAAGAAATATTTGCTTTGTCAAATACAAGCACTTCACAATCTCCACCTGTGAAGTCAATGTAAAATTTTAGATGTTCTATCAACTCACTTGCTTTCATAATTCTATCTATTTATATTCTTGCAGATGGTTTGTTACTAAAGCTCATTAAATTCTTCTTGAAATCTCTGTTTGGTTTCATTCAGAAGCTGTTTGAATTTGGTTTCAAAAACTTCATCACACGTTGAAAGTCCCCAAATAGCATCAGCAAGTCTACTATTGCTTGATTTTGAAGACATATTTAAGAGTTCATCTACTTTAGGAATCAAACTCTTAGCTAAGATATTAGCTCTTTCTAATTTATCTATATCCATACTTCATTAATCAAAGCTTATAAAATAAATACATCGTCATCAAACTCGTCCTCTTCATCTTCAGGAAATGGATAAATGGTGAACTGAAAATTGTCTAAATCTTCAATATTCTTATCTGCCATATTAGCAGCTACAATACCAAAGTTATCAGCAATACAAGATGGTAATTCACCATCCTCTTGCAGCGTTCTAAACTTCTCGGCTGTACATTCGTCAGGAACGTTAATGAGTTCTACTACTAATCTTATTGTTTTCATACGCTACTTCTCGTTTTCTTTCTGTTGAACCTCCTCTTTCTTATCCTCCACATATTTTTTCCCGCAGAAAGGGCAATACTCAGGGAAGATATTTACCTGGTTCCACTTTTCATAGAAGGAACCATCCTTCTTCTGCTTATGGAATAAACCGTAGATGTTTACCATCGCAATACCCGATGGAACACCGATGCTAGTATCAAGACAACCACTTTCGTTGGTCTTCGACTTGATAAGCTGCTCTACTTTGCTAATACAATTACACGCCATAATCTTTAATGTTTTTATTCGTTATTACAATTAATTAAATCCTCATACTCACCTATCGTGATTTCTTTGAAGTCTGGATTTTTCTTTTCGGCTCGGATGCTATCATCAAAGAAGGCAAAAATATGGTCTTTGTGACGGAAAAGCTGAGTGATGGAGAAACTACGGGAATCAGGTTCGCATAAATCCAATTCTCTCATCAAATTCCAAAAGTTGGTTACTGGCTTGAAAGATTCAAGGACAGCTGATATTGCCTTACCTTGTTTGCTACGTTTATTTGGTGCTACGACTACATAATAGCCATCCTCCAGAGTTTTGCAATCTACTTTTCTCCATATTTTTTTGTCTAGCGTGGTGAAACGCTCAGACGGTACAAAGATAGCAGTTACTTCATATTCTCGTAGCAAGTTGCGGTTAGGCTGACAACCTCGATACTTCTCAAACTTGAAGCCTACGGCTTCTTTCACTCTTTCCATATAGGCTTGACGCTCTTTCTCTTCAGCATCAAGAATACCCTTAATGTATTCGTAAGCCTTTGTTTCTTGTTTAGCTTCGTATAACATACGCTTTACTTTTTACGATGATTATGTTGACAGTTTTACGTGTGACTCACGCTTTATAATTTCTACATTTAGCGGCAATTTCAGTCAATCTCTTTCCTTTTACATTTGTAGTACTTCCCTTCTTGCATTTCAAAACATTTCCAGTGCTAGTATTTTGTATTCCCAAAAAGTGAATACACCAAAAGCAACTTTTGAAATTCTTATCCATAGTCCTTCATGTTTTAATTTGTTTCTTTTTACGTTTGCAAAGGTAATACTTTGCTTTCAATAATGCAAGAAAATAAAAGAGAAATGTTGTTTGATTAACTTTAATTAAATAATACACCCTATTACATTAGAACAAGCTTTGCTGAATATACTCTTTGCCGTTCTTGCCTTTGATAATGCCTCTCACTATCTTATCGAAGTTTTCGTTACCCTTGTCAAAATAATAGGTATTTATTTCGCATCCGCAATAATCGAAGCCTAAAGAATAAGCTGCAAGACGTGAGTTTTGACTGCCCATGTTAGGGTCGAATATCTTATCTCCTTCCTTGGCATAGTTCTTCAATATCCATTGATACAATTCGATAGGCTTTTCTGTAGGATGGAACTTGCCACTATATCCTTTTCTCGTAGAAGGGAATTCAAAAAGCTTAGCGTTACCCTTAAATGAAGTCCAAGCGTATTCACACATCGCCATCGAGAATGTTTCGGGAATATGCTTCTTCCACACGAGGAAACATCGGGTAGGAGGTAGAGAGAAATAGTTTCCACCCCATATAATCTGTTCCTTGGAAACTCGCATCAGCTCATCAAAATACTCCTGCGGTGGCGTAATATCCCACTTCGGAACTTTCTGCCCTGTTCGTATCTCGCAAATCTCCCTCTGTGTGCATGATTGGTAGCTTGTATCGTGTTGCCTATGTTCCTCCGCAGAATCTGTTGGCTGGTGATACTTCTCGAATACCCCTCCTTTGTGGAATCGATTTCTTGCCCCCAATTGCTCATCATTACCACCGCCATAAGGAGGGTCGGCAATGATAAGGTCAAAGTAATTATCGGGTAGACTGTGCATATATTCAATGCAATCGCAATTGAATACTTTACTTTCAGGTTCTCTTAATCTTTCCATATTCCTTTTGTTTCTTCTTGTTTGTTAGCATTGTAAGCACATCGTACAATACATGTATCTTCGTAGTTCTCTCTCTGATATTGGCATCTGTTACATCCCAAACCACCTACTTTGTTTATTTTCCCTGTGTATTTAGCACAAACACCATGAGGGCATACTGTTTGGTATTCCTTACCACCATAGATAAACTCTGCTACTACATAATGAATGCTCTCAATCTTCTTTCTTTTTCCTCCTTTTGTATTTTCTTGTTTCATTTTTAATATGGTATTTATAATTTACATTTATTTCTTATACTCCTATAGGGTAGAGTGATACTAATATTCTATAAGTTAAATACTTGCGATTTCTTTACAATAATAACATTTTATTACAATTAGAATACTCCAAGGTCTTTTTTGTCTATATTTCTTGGCTTCATCACTTTACCGAGCAATACTGCAAGCGTGTAATACCTAGCTGCATCTATCAAATGATTATCATGGTCTTCAGGTATATTGATATATCGCCCATCTTTATCTTTCGCCCATATATAGTTTCGGAATTCACTTTGTAAATGAATTGATTTCCTTGTTGTAAAGATTTCAAACGTTTGCATCTTGTCAATGCCAGCCAATATAGAACCTGCTCCCTTTTGTGCTCCATATATTATTATTCCACCAAGGGCAACCTCATCTATAAGTCTAGGGTCAGCACTGTCTGCATATACGAATAGACCTTCATCTGCATAAGGGCGCAAGAACTTAATGATGTCACTAGATAACATTTCGGTTTTATAGCATAATTCCTCTATGTACAGACGATTGCCAACAATGCCGCACTTTACTATAGCTGTATAATCCTTTGAATATCCCCAATCCACACCAATGGCGACTTTCTTAGCGTTCTCTGGGAACTTATCAACAATGCCAACATGCTTGAATACCGCTCCTTCAGCAACATCACACCATCTGCCTATCATTATATGCGCATATTTTTCAGGCTCATTCTCTCGCATTTCCATAACCTCATTAAGGAATTCGGGAGACAGGTGCTCTATGTTATCAAGGTAGGTTGTATGAATGTGCAATACTCTTGGGTCTGTACTTATTTGCACAGGAACGCCATCATAATACACTTCCTTGTGTGTTTTCTCAATAAATCGCTTATATACCCAATGGTTAGAATCGCTTGGGTTCATAATGATTATTACTCTGTTCTGCAATCCTTTCTGACGAATAGAGAGCATGATGCGTTCAAAGTCTTCTTCGCTCGTCCATTCCTCTGCTTCGTCAACAACAAAGGTCGTAACACCATGTATAGATTTTAGCTTAGCTGTTTGATTACCACTTGATGTATTAATACCACGGAACATTATTGTGGCACCAGTCATCCTGTTTACAATATCCGTCTTTGTGGACTTGAAGTAATCCTGTGTGCCATCTATATCTATCTTCTCTTTTACTTCGGGAATTACGGAGATAGCTGCGCTCACCATAGTATAACGAGTATATAATATCTGATGCGCTATCTTCAATGTCGGGTTATACTCAAAGGTTAATCTTTCGATGAATTGTGATGCGCTAAAAGACTTGCCTGAAGCTCGCGAACCTGTTATTAGGATGATAAAGTGTTCCTTATCGTTATACAACGGATAATATACCTTATGTGTCTTTGACATTATTCTTCATTATAATCACTGTTCTCTTCTATCTCTTTTTCTATCCACTTATTAATAGACACGCCTTTCTTAGGGTCGAACGGAATGCCATTCGTCTCTTCGTCTTTCTTTGCCTGTTGTATCTTTCGCCAATCCTTATCAAAGTGATAAAGCCATGTGGCGAGTGCTTGCATGTTTGGTGGTGTCTCCTGTTCGGTTTCTCTTGTTTCTATAACTACATCACCTGTTGGCTTGCCATCTATGATAACATTTCTTTTTATAGTAGAAGTGCCTTTAACTTTGATGCCGCCAAGAGCTGTTTTTAGGAAACGACCCCTTACTAGAGCGTTTATTTTTTCTCGACCACGCTCTAACGATAGAGATATTCTTTCGCTTCTTTGTTTGTTTCTTTCGCTATCCCAGCCTTCGTAAGAGCCATTTTTCATTCTTATGAAAACGGCAGGAGTAAGGTCAACCCCAAACTTGTCAGCAAGGGAATAAGCAATTTCAGAATCCTTCTGACCTTGCATTGCGAGGTTTTTAATTTCCTCGTAGAATTCTTTCCCTTCGTAATCGAACTTCGGTTTTGCCATATCATTAATCTTCTGTTAATAATTTCAGTCTATTGCTTTTGACATTTCCATACAAAAGTATGGAAAGATGTTGTGTTTTGTGAAGTTTTATTCTTCTTTGCTTTCACGTTTTGCGAAATGTGAGCAATTAGTTTGAAAGGGTGGGGAATAGGGAAAGAAAAAGGCGATTGCTCATTACGAGTAACCGCCTTTGGTGTTAATATGGTTTTATGTTATTTTTCTTTGCTTGGCAAAAGTTTTAGCGATGGCATTTCGATGCCAAGCCTTTTGAATTTTCTTTCAAAACCCTCTAAATTATTTTTTACTTTTTCTATATACTCTTTATAAAATACAACTGTAGCTTCTATTTCCGTTTCATACAATTTGTCCTCGTTAATTGTAAACCTTGCAGCTCTTCTATTATTTCTTGGTTTATGGCAATATTCTATTTCCCAGTGTGGCACTCTTTCAGCATACCATTCCTCTTTTTCGTCCTCTGACATTTGTGGATAAGGGTCTAATTTTTCATACTCTCTCCACATGATTAAAACATCTCGTATTTCTGTTGTTGTGGGGGACATGCTCCAGTATTTTTCATAAAACCATACTATTTGACCCTTAGAAAACCTTGGGACAGGTTTCTCGTTTTTGTTTGTGTACTTGTATTTTTTCATTATTATGTCTTTATATTATAGAATTTATAAAGCAAAGATAAATGTTATTTTTATAGTGTTCTCTGCAATTAGTATTATATTTGTTTATTTAACAATTGTAACACCTTATATTTCACCCTCCTATTACAAGTTGTGCGTTAAGGATAAGTTGCTTTATCTTATCTTCTTTAATAACTTCTTCTCTTCTAGCACTTTCTCTTTCTGTAATATAGCTTGAAATTTTGCTTATGAATTCAGGCATGTTTGGAGTCTTGGCATCTTCTGTGAGCTTACCTTTTTCATAAGCCTTAGCATCTTTCATTCCCCAGGTGAGATTCATATCCTTGAGCATATCTTCTATCTCTGACATGCTCTTTGCTCCAATCTTAGGAATATCCATTATATCCTTTCTCTCATGTTGAACCAATTGCCCAATAGTTTCTATATCTGAAAAACGCAAGCGTTTTATAGTCTTTAAAGAAAGGCTTTTTTGGTCAATTATCCTTTCGGAGAATTTTAGGAATGGCGCATTATCTATTTCTTTTCCTCTTTGCACGGCAACAGCTGCTTCAAGCACTTTATTTTCCTTTCGCAAATATTCAACCTCTTTTGCGATGATATTTATATCAGTCACCTTCTGAGAAAAATCATACAGTCCCTTTCCTATAATCTGCAACACTCTGTTCGTGGAGAGACCATAATAATCAGCTATGCTTTGTACGGACTCGCTTCTAAGATACCTACAGATGATATTAGTATCTCTTTCATTCATTGGAATGAATCCTTTGAACAACTCGCATATGCTACCGCAGATATATCTCTTGTTAAGAGCGTTTAGATGCAGACATTGCTCTTTAACTTCTCTTATAGATGTTTCAAGCTCAATTATTTTAGCATCCAGCTCCTTTTCTTTCATAGCCACTCCTTCTTCTTTTGCTATGATAATTTTGTATTGTGGTGCTATCTTTTTAAGCTCTTCTTCGTCTATATAGATTTGCTTACCTGCTTTCACCGCATTTATCACCCCTCGGTTCACCCAGTTAGATATAGTCTGTGTAGATGTGCCTAAATAATCGGCAGCTTCTTGTCTTGTTATCTTTTTCATACTTATTCAACTTTCAGGAGTTCTTTCTTCCACTAAAATATTATTTCTTAATCTCTTCAAAAACTTTATCGTTCTTATGTTCACACTTGGTTGTTCTGCTATTTGCTTACCTTTCATATCACGCAATATAGGTCTGCCATTCGTACTACCAAATATAAAGCATTCTTTACCTTCCCACTGCACCATATCATAGCGTTGAAAGCGTGACTTGCCTATCTTGTGCGATGCAATACAAGACCTGCGAACGCCACCTCTCTCCGGATTTGCCACGTGTAATGCTCTCGTATGACGAGGAACGCAACGGCATAAAAAGTAAGATTTCAATCGTCTTGCGTGAACGTTCTTTGCAATACAGAATGCATCGGCAGCGTGAGTCTTGGCTATTCCATTTCCAATACGTGTATGCTTGGTAATGTAACCATAGGTTAGACGAATATTCTGAAACTCCGCTTTCGCTCGTTCGTATATTGCCCAACGCATAATATTCATCACCGCTGCATCACGCAAGGAACTTCCTCGCTTGATTTTTAAGTCAAACTCCCCACGATGATAAGCCTTATGACAGGTCTCACACAAAGTAATCAAATTGCCTGGAGAATTACCGCCAGTCTTTCGACTTTCTAAGTGGTGAACGTTTAGAATAGGGTCTTTACTCTTGCCCTTGCAATGAACACATCTATGCCCATCCCTCGCTAAGACATACTCTCTAACATTCCAAAATCCCATCTGCTCGCCTTGTTGATACTCCTCACCATTGATGTCTGGATTCTTGATTTTCTGAGCATCGAACTGAGCGACCTCGATAGTAGTCTTTGTTATAAGCAGCAAGCCACGAACCAAACGAATAACCTTTAAGTGGCTCTCAACCTTTTGTTCAATGCTTGGTGCAAGCCAACAATCCTTCTTCTTTCGGTTATCAAAACGAGCCTTACGGTAACGTGTCTTACGGTATCGCCTTATTCGTCTTAACTCTCTTCGAGTAGAGAGAAGTTTAGTAATATCATTCCTTAGCTCGACTTGTGCTGCAAACAACTCTTTCTTTTCGGAACTTGCCGACACTCCAACGTGCTTTGAACCTGCATCAATACCAAGGCTCACTTCTTGTGTATAAGTTGTATTATCATAATCCAACTGCACAACAAAAGGAACACGGCTAATCACATGAGCCTTGCCATGACGAAGAAGATAACCTATCCTCCCATTACGTTCGCTTGGCATTAAAATTTTGCCATCCTTGCTCTTTACGTAAATCATAAACTCAAAATTAATAAAATTAATAAATCTCACCTCGAAAGGTGGTAATGCGCCCATCGCCAATGTTATAGGGTGGTTTTTCGCTCGTAGCACCGCAGCTTTCGCCACTTTTAACCACGAACCGCAGAGGACAGAACTTGGACGGACATCCTGACGTACCTATATATTCACCCCTAACGTAGTTCCCTAATTTCATTCGGGACTAAGGCTAATCCGCTTCGGACGATTGAATGAATAATCGCCACAACCTAATTAAAGGATTCGAAACTTGAATACTTAGAACTCATTATCTTTTAGGAATAGAACATCACCAACAAGGACATCCCCTTTGAAACCCATTGCTTTTGCTTTTTCTGTAGCCATGCTATTTATTGGTAGCAACTTTAGTCGTCCTTCTTCGTCACATAGCAATATGTCATCACCGTTCAGATATACAATCTCGACATATCCACCTATCATTTCTTGCACTTCTTCTAAGGAGAATTTCTTCTTGTTTCTTGGTTGAACAGAAATGATGCGGAACCCATCTAACAATTTATAGAGTTGTGCCATATTTTAGCTTTTTCTTTATTTGTTGATAACTCTCGGTTACAGTAACTGTATACCCACCTCGCAACAACATTTTTGTACCAGTGTCGTGTGAAGCCATGCTTATGATTGAAGCTATATTCACAAGTACTGGCTGATTGTCGTTTTCAAGGTGCAATTCGATAAATCTACTCATTGTTCATTAAACTGACTAAGTAATCAATCTCTTTATCATTCAAGTCGTATTCTTTCTCACGCTTGTAATTGATAATAAAAGGGATGCTCGTATAATTAGCTAACACATTATAGACATCTTCTTCTATCTCGCCATAATTGCAATCCAATATTTTTTTTGTAATTTCTTCGACCTTTACTTTAGCCTTGGCTATAAAGACACAATCTAAAGCCTCTTTCAAGCCTTCTACTTGTGAAATGTAGTCTTTATTCTTTTCTACTATTTCTCTTGCTTTTACGTAGTCCATAGTTATATTAAATTATAGAAGTTCTTAAGCCTGTTACATTCTCAAATAAATAAGATAGCATATCTGAATATACTTCAGTGTACTCTTTCACCACTTTGTCAACACCCTTAGCGTTACGAATGAAACTAAGCTCGTAAAGGTCTTGTGTCTCATCGTATGCCATTTCTAATCTATTGATGCGGTGTCCGTTGCGACCAACCTTTAAGCGTATGACAATCTTATAATCACGCTCGTATATTTTTTCCAACTTAGAGCCTGTCATCTTTATGAACATAAAACCTCCAAGTTGAGAAAGCATGATGTTGGCAACTTGCATTTTTTCTTTCGGAGAAAATAATGTTGTAGTCATAATCTTTGTTACAGTTTTACGAGTGCCACTCGGCTATTCAATAGCAATTATTGTTTCTATTTTACATCTGCAAAGATACAACTTTATTTTTATCAATGCAAGAAAATTAATGAGAAATATTACTTCATTAACTTTAATTAAACGTTATCTTTGAATAACACCTTTTATTATTAACTGATAGCGTTAAGAACATCAATGCCGTTGACACGCATGGATGACGATGGCACAAGCCCTAACAATTCACAAAAGGTTTCTTTAAGTTCTACGCTCTCAAAGTCTACAAAGACGAATGTATCCATCTCTTCCTGTCTATTGTTAGCTACATCGTCACAATGCTTTTTCTGTTCCTTCACTTCTTCTTTTGTCATCTTAGGCTTTTCATCCAGTGCCTTTTGGATTTCAGCAATTGTTCTGCTATCTCCAATAAGCTCTGTAACAGGCTTGGGTGTTTGTTCCTCCTTGGGTTGTTGAATAAAGTCAAGACCAAAATCTTCTATCTCTGCGCTCTGCAATGTTTCTTCGAGGCTCTCCTGAAGGAGTTTAATTTGTTCCGTATCTTCTTCTGTGAAACCAGCTGCTTTAAAATCTATCTCGTCTAAGCTAAAATTCTGTGCAACCTTATTGTAGTCGATAGGGTCTTGTGATTTTGCCATGAAGAGAAGCTGTTCCTTTTCGGTTTTCTCATCGAATTCTACGGCTTCAACCTTTATGTCGTAGTCTTTTTCTGCCGACCCATCATAGCCTTTGATAAGGTCATAGCTCATCACACGCTTATGTCCGTCTATAAGGTTGCCTGTTGTCTCGTTCCATTGTATACCACCAAGGAATCCAACCTTTTTGATATTTGCCTTTTGCAACTTAATATCAGCATCCGAATGTATCTTTGGATTATATGGGTTTAGATTTATCTGCGACCTCTTAATGGTCTTTGTTACACTTCCTTTCTTCATCTTCTTTTTGTTTTTGCATTAATATTATCCTTGCTTGTGGGAATATCTTATATATCTTATCCAAGTCTTCGGGAAAATTGGCTTTTAAATATAGCTGATAGTCTAACGATGTAATGTCGCATCCACAGCTTTGTCCTATTCCACCATAAGTCTCTGGAGATATTAGATGTTCTCTATTAATATATTCCAATATATCTTTGTTCTTATATGTAGACAAAGGGTAGAACTTTTTTGACTTCCATGAGATTGATAATTTTCCTTCGCCATCATAGGAACGGAGCATAAGTCTTCTGTTTAAGGAGTCTGATTGTTTGAAGCCGTAGCATGCCCATTGTATGCCCAACTTCTCCCTTAACTTTTCCGTTATATCTGCCAGAGTCCACAATCTTTGTTTGTCGTTCTTCTTTATGCCCATAAAGCCTGTCTTTATCATGCTGTAATAGCCATAATGAGGAACTTGTATAAACTCTATTTTCGGATATTTCTTTTTAGCATACACATAATACCTCTGTATGTGCGTCAAATTTGGCACAACATACATATAAACGCATACTATTCGCTTAAACTTACCATAGCATAAGTCAAGCATTGTTATAGAGTCCTTACCACTCAACGAATGAAATAGGATGATGCTATCAGTTTCTTTTGCTATGTCACCAATTATCTCTTTTGCTCGTTCTAACATTTTTATTAAAATTAAAAAGGGCAAAGGAAATTAATCCTCTGCCCAAACTTTTAACGGTTAACCTCTCATTGCGGGATTTCTTGATGCGCCTCGTGAACCAGCTGTTTTAATGGTATTCCTTAACTGGGAACGACCTGCACCAACAGGTCTGCCACTTTTGGTTCTACCACCACCACTACCGAGATATTCACCATTAGCACCAAACTTTGCATAACCTGCATAAGCCTTGTTCTTACCGTTACTACCTACAGTGTAAATTTCTCTTGTAACTGCCATAGAAACAATTATTAGAAGTCCTCGCTCACATATTAATTAACACTATCTTGTAAGCGCAGACTTCTAAAAGATGCACTACGCTTTACAATCCTTGTTTATCAAGAACCTTACCCAAAGCGAAGTAAAAGAAAAATGGTCTGTTCTGTTCTTTGCGCTTGTTGAAGTCTTTCAACATGTCGTCTAATTCGTGACAATCGTATTCTTTATTCAAGAATTCAACATCCTTGTTTGTAACTGCCACATAATCGTTACGAACACATTCTACATCCAACGACCAGCTGTTATTGAAGTTGTGGAAATGAATTTTCTTAACAGGGCGTACATGGTTGGCAAAATACATTGCTTCTTCATCGTCAATGTGGTCTTGCATCCAATTGTCTACATCGCTATCTATCAGCCTGCTGCAATAATGCTCTGTAAAAGCTCTAAACTCTACCTTTTTAACGCCTTCTAGAATCTGCAATGCAAACTCTTTTCTTAGCAATAGATTTAAACACTCTACAGGCTTAGCTTCTTTCAACGCAGGATTCTTTGCCATGTACTCAGCTTTCGCCTTGTCAAACTCTTCTTGGGTCTTAATGTCCTTGTAATTCATATTATTCAATATTTCAATGAACACCCTACAAAGATAAACTATTTTAATCACCCTCGCAAGGTTGTTCTTTGTTAGTAATTCAAGTTTCTAAAAAAGTGAATTTTATAAGTTCTATGTTACTTATACTTTTCTATTGTGTCGAAAACTGCATCTAACGAGTCTTCACAATATACCGTTTGGGTTACTTTAATACCTCTTGAAATTGCCTTGTAGCAATCTCGCAAGCCTAACAAACCCTTAATCAGCTTAGATGCATCATAACAGGTAAACTTATTCAAATCCAACTTGTCAATAGCATTTTCGCCATTCTCTGTTATAATACTTTTGATGTCGTTTATGAACTTCTTCTGCTTGTCAGTAATCATCTTCATAATGGTATACAGTTGTTATGGTGTGTCTCACCGTTCTAAATTTATTTCTTTTTTGCATTTGCAAAGATAGTAATAATTTCGCAATGTTGCAAGAAAATTAAAGATAAATATTACTTTATTAACTTTCTTTTAATCGTTTTTACTTTCGTTAAGTCCTAAAAGCCTATAAGGTCTTAGCTCAAGTAACTTTGCTTGTACTTTCGATTCTATGCCTAACGATGTTGCACGAGACGTTATCGAACCTAAAGCACCTTTGAACTTTGCTTTAAATCGTATAATGTCGGCTATAAGGGCTTCTTGATATGTCGGATAGAGATATTCTTCAATAGCTTGTCTATTGCCATGTCCTTTCACTTTATAAACATTTACTTCTTGCCCTTTCTCCATAACAACATCAACTTCTGTGATATAGAATTTTTCGGGCTTATAATCATATACTTGCCCGTCCATATGACCGTATACAATATCACCTTTTTTATATTTGTGTGACGTGTCTATTCGGTCGCTTTCTCCTATTAATAGTTGTGTGTCATTAAGATTTACTTCTTGCATCAGCGCAGCAAGTTTCTCTAATTCATTTTTTGTATCTTGGTTAAATCTATCCACTTCGATTAGCTGTGCTTCTTCTTCGGTTGCAAAAAGCATATGTTCGTCAATAGGTATACGCCTATGCTTCACATAATATAGTACGACTTCTTCTTCGTTTATCACCGCAACTTCTATTTTGCGGATAATAAACTTTTCGGGTATATATGCACCAGCAAACCAATCACTTTGGCAATATACCTCTTGCCCTACCTTAAATTTTGGATTCTTCATAATTATGCAAAGTTATACCTTTTTGATTAACACTTAGTATGTTTTTGTGTTAATTAGTTGTAAAATTGTAGACAAAATATTGATTCAAATGTTCCTTACAATACTAACATGAGCATCCAACGCATTTGCAATTAAGCATAGCATATCGGTATTAATGCTAAATCGTCCACTTTCAATGTTGCGAAGGTTATTGGCTTGTATATCGGTTTTTGCAGAAAGGTCTTCTAAACTCATTCCGTTAAGTTCTCTAACCTCACGAATGCGCTGACCGATGATGTATCTATACAGACTCCTGTTCTTATGCTTTTTGTCGGCATTTGGATTCTTTCTGCTCTCCAAGAAGGCTATCTCTATATTCCTTATCTTTAGGCAGTCTACCATATCGCCAAAAACACGATTCTTAGCTGGCATAGGAAAACCTACCGAGTCTTCCCTTACCAATTCAATATCACCTCCTTCTGTTGCTTGTATATATTGTGCGAAACGTAGCGCATCATCATAATAAATCTCTGTAAATCTCTGCATATCTCTGTTTTTTTGTTACAAAGGTACGCAAATAATTACCATAAACAGAAATAGTGAATTATAAAACAACCTTTATTTTTAGATTTTTAATAATCAAGACTATCTTTGTTCCGTTAAACTAAAGCTAAAAAATATGTTCGTTTACAGTAAAAAACAAAAAATGTGGATAAACCTTAGTTTGGTTCTCCGCATAGGACAAGATGGTACTGGTAATTATCTTGTAGTGTTCCAAGATGGCTCAAAGGCAACTCTTGACAAAGAGGAATATGAAAAGGCTATGCGGTATGTAGACCCTGATTATTGGGAAACACATACAAACGAAGGCTTCAATATCGAAAAGACTTTGAAAGCCATCATGAAGGCTACTGGCGCAAAGGAAGAGAAAAAGGAAGAAGATGACTAATCCTCTTCCTTTTTCAGTTTCAAGTCGCTTATCAATCTTTCTAACACCATGTTGACTTCATTACGAAAGCCCTTATATGTGTAATAATAAAAGCTGACGTTCTTGTAATCATGGCTTACATTAGAGCTTGTGCATCCTAACACCCTTGCTATCTTCTCTCTTAATCCTCTTCGCATTTTAGCTCCTCCCAAGGAACAAGGCGAGCAGAGAAAGAGAATGACAAAAATAAATTGCTTTCTAACCTGTCTAAACTTCTTTCCATTTTGGTAGGTCATAAACAAATCATATATATTCCCTACTTGTGTAAGGTCTTCTACTAATGGTACTGACATACCAAGCTCCTCTTTAGATAATAGAGATTTTGTCTCTCTTATCCACTTCATCCTATCAATAAGGTTGCGTAGTTTCTTTTCTATTTCTATATCTTTCATTATCTATGTTATTATTTCATAGACGAGAAATACTTCGTCAGCCTTTATGCTTTTCCTGAATTGTTCCTAGTTACTAACGACAATCGAGCAATGCTCAAAGTTGTGGTGTCCGTCTATGACTTTTTCTATTCTATTAATTTGAAATTTCATTTGTTGTTATCCTCCGTCTATTAACATAAAGGCAAGGTGGTTTAAAGTATGGCAGCTTTTCACTAAACCTCTTCTCCATAACTCTCTCAACTCTGGAAGTGGGTCTTTCCCATACCTCGCCTGTATCTCTGTTAAAAGGAATACTTCGGGCTTCGTTTTACTCTTCCGTTTCTCCTCTCGCATCATCCGCAGAAGTTCTATCAGCTCCATCTATAAACGTTTCTAATGATATACTATCAATGTCAAATTTCTTTGCTATAGCTTCATTGCCAATGATAAGCCAATCTTTCCTGTTGTTGAGTATTCCTACTTCCTTTGTCTTTTGAGCAGCATGAGCAAAAGCGTCTTCTACATCTTTCTGTGATACAAAACCTACTGTAGCTTTCTGTGCGCCTGACGCAAGAGCAAAACCAACAAGGTTTACTAGTTGCTCTTGCTCTTCGGGTAATCCCCATAGATAAGCTTCTTTATCATATTCTAAGATATTCACACGTATTAATTCTTCATTCCCGCAAAGCTTTTTAACAAAGTCATACTTCACTCTGTAATCGAGATAATCTTCTCTATGTTCTTTGCCTGAAGGAATAGTAGTTATGTCCTTCAGCTCTGCAAACAATACTTTCTTATTCATTATCTTCGTCCTCCTGTTTATTTAATATTCTCTTTAATTCTTCCACTATCTTGTCATAGTCTTCTTGATAGACACAATGTAACGTAGAAACAAAATACTTATTGTTATCTGTTCTTATCTCTATCTCCATGTAATGTCCATAGTAGCTGTCATGCTTTACGCCAACAAGGAATGAGTTTATATTATTAGAGATAGCCTTTTGAAAATTTTGTACTCTAGCAAGTGCCGTTGCAAACATTTCTTCCATAAGCACCTCCAATCTCCAATCTCTTCTTGATATAATACACTATGTCAATATTAGCTCTTAGACAATAGCAGAAGAGCATACCTAATAAGACAATAATCTTTTTATGGATATTATACTGACTCATTACTACCTTAAGCATTCCTTTGATAAGGTCTTCATAATTGAAGCATCTGCATAGTTTCTTATCTATCGTCAGAGCGTGCAAATCCATATTATAAGCATTAGCCATAGAAAGAAGACGAATGCCGAAAATTGCAAGCTTATCTTCTAACGTTCCAACGTAATTCTCTTTTACTCTACCATTCTTTTCCGCTCTGCCAGAGAATTTCCTTAGACCTACGATATATTCCACTAAAGTAAACACCTCTGCTTTTTTGCTTACCTCTGCAACATCTTCGTGGCAGAGGCTTATTAATTGTTCTACTTCTTGAATCTCCATCACACCATTGAATTTAAGTCAAAATCTTTTGCCATTGTAAAATGCACATGGTCTCTCTCTCTTGTCATTATGCGCTCGCCTGTATGATTGTTTATCATCGCTTTCGGATTTTTATGGCGAACAACGAATGCGCCAAAACTGCGGATAACGACCTTATCCTTATTGCGAAGGGAATGCTTCATTATGTTTATGGCATAATTTAAGATTTCATTTATCTCTTCTTTTTTATACCTCGTTCCATCCGTTTTGTAAACGTTCTGAACGATTGATTTCACAATATCCTGTTTTGTCATACCACTTATTTTTTATTTAACTTAATCATAAATTCGTAAGGGTCTTCTTTATAGACCTCGATAAATTTATCTCGATATTTATTTAATGTCTGAAAGTCTGCGTTCATAGTGTTATGGAATATCATATTAGCCGTTTTATACTTTGGGGAAAGTAGATAAACTGCTTCTGAACCATTTGTTTTCACATCTCCTAATATCGTTTCAAACCCCTCGGCTTCAAATTTCTTCTTCCATTCTTTAAAAGGTACAGCTTTGTCTTTGCTTTCTTCAATTTTTTCTACGAAGGCACATTCTCTCTCTTGTAGGAATGAAAATATTGATGATGTTATAACTTGCAGATTAGGCTTCTTGTAGAAAGACTTATATTTGCCTGCCATAAAACGTTGAAAGAACACAACTACTTCTTCTATGCGAAGATTAGAATACTCGCTCAATATAATTTTTGCAGCGTTTATTCTCATTTTCTCGCTCACCTCCCCAATGAAACCACATGCAGCATAAACTTCTGTTATCCACATCACAAGCCATGTCAATGCACTTCCTTTGCCAAAAGCTACATCTATATCCGATAATGATGGCGAATTTCCTTGTATCGCATTTTGCATAGATATTCTACCGACATTAGCTGGTGAGTATACAAGCATCATGTTTTCAAAGCTCTTATATTCACTTACTATCTGTTGTTCCCCTTTGGTTGTTGAGTCTACGCAACAAGTCTGTGGAGGTTGAATAATATTCGTTTTCTTGACTTTCTGTATTTGTTTGTCTGTTTCCATATTTGCCTTCTAGTACTTTAATAAAATTATTCGGTCGCATAATCCACTCAAAATCTGCTATGAAGTCTTTTATTTTACCATTGAGGAATAATGAAGCTGCTGCGTTGTTTATCACCTGGTATACAGCGTCTAAGCCGTATTGATGAATGCGAGCGTTGACATATTGCTTTCTCTTTGATGTGAGACTCTTTATTTGCGCCATTCCTTTGCCAGCAATGACTCGGTTGTAATACTCGCACACCCTTTTTATTTCATCCGTATTATCAGCAACATTAGAAACAGTTAGTGCTACAGGTTTTTCAGCCTTGGGTATTTCAATTGGCTGTTCTCCTTCGGAATGAGATATAATTTCATCATGCTCTAAGATATAGAGCTTGTCATTATTCAATGACACGAATTGCTTCTCAAAAAGACCTTCTATTGCCTTTTTAAGTCTAGGAACCGACATCATGGCTTTCTCTGCTAACTCCTTGCGTGTTCCACTAACATATCCTTTTGTGTTTGTTCTGAATGCTAATCGCACATAAGCTGCAAGCTCATCTGCTGTTAAGTTGTAAGCTTTTTCATTAAGTGTTAAGTTCATATTAAATAATATATTAGTTAATTGTTTATAGCCATCCTTTACAAACCTTTTCGCATTTCCATAATCTTCTCGCCAAATTTAATGTACATGGCTTGAAGCTCAGATACAGACCATTTCTTTGTCTGTCTAGAGAGTATTTCCAATAACTCAACCGTTTGCGTTCCAAGCTGCTTGACAATATCCATTATCAATGGCTTGTTTGGGTATTTCTCTGCGAAAGCGTTTCTGCCAAGACGTAATATAAGGTTTCGCCTATATCCTATCAGGTGGTCGGAACTAAACCTATTACACGCCCTACATTCCGCATTCATATTTCTTGTATCAAACCTTGTACTCATATGCCTACGACTTAAGAAATGTCCACAATCGGCTTGGTCTATAGGTAATATTCTGCCACAACTGATACAACGGAAGTATCTATGATTATACTCCTGTGAATCTCGCATGCGAATATATATGGACATTACCTTATCCAACTTGCGAACCCAAGTCATATACTCACTATTACTTCTTTTAGAACGTTTATTAAATGCCATAATTAGTTTAATTTAGACAACCAATGTTCCCAAATCCTTTCTGCAACATTCGCCATCATCACAGGTGGCACACACATACCACATGCAAACCAAGGTTTCATGCCATCAAAATTATAATCTATTGGAAAAGAAGAAGCCAAAATAGTATCATGTGCCGACATATACTTTGGATAGTCATAATATATCAGTCTATCTTCCATTGCTGAAATAGTATTGCAAACATCACTTTTTCTTAAGAGCATGTTGTTGAACATAGACAATCTATTATCTTTCCGCATTACAATATCGCCTATACTCTTATCTTTTTCTGTTCTTTCATTCCAATATTTAAAAACTCCTTGAGGTATCTCTCTACCATTATAATCAGCAAATTCCTCTAAAAGTATTTCTGTTTCATTAAAGCTCATATCTATATATGGGACTCTCGTAAACAGGTCTTTGTTATAAAGAAATTTATCGCACAGGTCTTTTCTTAATCCTATAAAGAATACTCTTTCTCTTTTTTGAGGAACACCCATATTCTTCGCATTTAGCAACCAATGTTGAAGAATATAGCCTGCCTCGTCCATTTGCTTATAAATCTCACGAACATACTCTATTGCTTTGCCAATCAGCAATCCTTTGACATTCTCAAAAACAACGACCTTCGGCTGAAGCTTCTTTGCTAATGCTATAGAATAAAATGCCAAATCGTCTAAGACCTGCGCTTTTTGTCCTTCTCTAAATTTCTTTTTCTTTCCCCATGCTTTTTCTCTGTCGCCAGCGATGCTGAATGTGGAACAAGGAAAACTTGCGTCTAATATGTCAAGATTATATAATTCGTCTTTCAAAGCAGAATCCCCCTTGTCTATAATTTCGCTCAAATCACGAATATCGCAATTAAAAGAATATTTGACACTATGATTTTTTAGATACATATTCATTACCCGTGTATCAATTTCGTTGCAAGCAATTACATCATATCCAGCTAATGCGTAGCCAAACGAACTGCCCCCCCCACAACAAAAACAACTCATTACTTTTCCTTTGTTCTTCAAGAACTTCGTGTTCTTCATTTCCCAAAGGTATGGGAATTGGTGGTCTTTTCTTTTTATCATTTTTATCTCTAATCGCTCGGCAATACATCAATAATCTTAGTCTCATTAAGACCAACGATTGTATAATCTAATCCTGTTGAGCCAAACTCGTCTTGTATATTCTTTAATGCATCAGGAAGGGAGTCTGCTTGTACGAGATAAAGTACATTTGTGAGCTTCTCTTTCTCAGTCTTCTCGTCAATGGTGATAAAGACAACCTTTGCTTTGTAGAACTTTTCGCCTTCATTATCCATGAAAATCTCTTGATACTTAGCTTCTCCTGCGCTCGTTACTTTATATTCGCCACTTAGGAACGGTTTCATATTCTCTATGATTTTGGTCTCCGCCTCCATGCAAGATAGTGCTGCTACAACATAAGTTTCTAACACCTTATGTTCGTTCCCATCTTCAAAGGTTTTCTCATACTTAATTTTGGTTTCGTACCAATTAGCTTTAATACATTTCATACAATAATAATTAAAATCGTTTTAACTTTGAAAGTAGATGGCGACAGCACCAAAAAGGAACTACCGCCATCGTGGCTAACAAAATAACAAACAGATACAAAATAATAAAATAATCTTTCATTGTGGAGTTGCGAGGACTCGAACCTCGCTCGTGTAGGAACTTTCCCAGGGACTCGGTACACAGCGACAAAAACACATCCACACTCGCTGCTCCAAGTTTGCAAAGTAGTATGACTCTCCTTGCTCAAACAACAACTCCAATTGCTGACGGATGACTCCGAGACCTTTATGGTATTTCCATTGTCTGTTCCTTGCCCAAGGGAACACCACCCGACAGCGATAGGCACGGTATGAAGAACTGCTACAACTTTCTCGTAAAAGAAGGCTACATGTTTCTCTTGTCTTTAATAAAACAGCGAAGGAGTATTAACTCCTCCGCTGAATGTCTTACCACGGATAACCGTGATGGCACTATCATAAAAAAACGACCTCCGATTTATCGAAGGTGAAAGACGCTCTCTGCGGTGTGCATTGTAGGCATCTGTTCTACGCCAAATCTCTTAACCTAAGTACATTCTCTCAGTTTCTGCTCAAAGAGTCGAAGAGTCATAGTTATCCGAATAACCATGTCCCATCAGGCAGGATTCGCACCTGCACGGTGTCCTTTCACCGTAGTTTTAATTAATACTTAATGTTAATTGATTTGTTGTTACATAATGTAAACAACGCTCTCCGAAGAGAACACAATCCTCGCTTGAATTGCCTAACTATAATGTTATTGCTTAATATCTTCGTCTTTCTTCAGATGGGTTAGACACTAGAGCCAAATATGCTATTGCGCCAAAACGCTGCCACATGTTTGTCTCAAACTGCACTAGATATTCTCCTTCCTTGGCTATTGGTAAGCCACAAGTGCTTTCTGGATGAAGATAGCAGGTAATGTTACCTGTTTTATCTTCCTCTATTTTGCGAATACAATCAAGAGCTTTAAGCTTCTCAATGTTTCGCCTTTCGATTTTAATATGCTGTTTTGATTTCATTTTTCTTCCTTTAAAAGAGAGGAAGAAGGGATATTCCCTGCCACCTCTCAACAAATAAATAACTAAAAATTACTGAAACAGCTCTATCTTCACAGACTGAACTGTATAAAATTAATCCTTTAATACAATGACATCGAAAAAAATATATATAATATCAAAATGAGTTTCTGTAAAAAACAGTCCTACTCTCACAAGCAAGACTGTATGAACAATTTACAATTTTAACCATCAGAACTTTTTGCTTTCACAAGCAAAAGGTCTACACTACTAAAACAAATTTGGCTCTCAACTAAGAGAGCGTCAATAATAAACACGTAATCTTAATCCTTTGTTGCAGGAGAAGGAATCGAACCTCCGCCCCTTTGGTTATGAGCCAAATGCGCTACCTCTGCGCCACCCTGCGATTTTGCACCTCTCGGCTTTCACAAGTGGAAAGGTGCTACCTTAACCATTAAAATTAGTACAACAATCAAATATATATGAAAAATACTTGTTCTAACAAAACTCTCCCTATTTTCACAAACCGAGAGAGATAAAAAGATAATTAATAATTAAAAATAAAAACGTTATGGGCAATACGAGAGGACTCGAACCTCCATCCAGTGTGATGCACACTATTCTACCTTTTTAACTACGTATTGCTTTTATTGTGTCAATGAACTTTTTATCATTCATTTTGGATTTTCAGAGCTATTCCTGCTCACCAGACTGCATATTGCGCTTACACCTATATTATATATAGAGCTTCGTGTTTCCTCACTCTTGCTGCGACAATTCTTCGTTCCGTAGTAGTCAGCAAGGCAAAGCGTAAGGCAATGTCAGATAAAGCTGGATTTTTCGTATCGCTTGCGTCCTTTTCACAGGTCATCGCATTCAGTATGCTATCTGCTACTTCCTTTACAAGTGTACTATCTATTTATTCCTCAATGTCAAAGACCTCTCTCTTTCCATTTAGCGGAAGCTGTAGGATTTGAACCTACGAAACGCTATTCACGTTTGCTTCATTAGCAATGAAGTGCAATCAACCACTCTGCCAAGCTTCCAAATGGCATTCTAAGGCTATCCAACGGCAAAGAATGCCTTTTTAAAAGTAGTTGCGTCTTTCGCAAGAAACAACTACATGACAATAGTTTTAACGCTTAATTTACAAATATGACTTATTCAACTCTTCTTCTTTCTCTACGTGATGTAACCATTGAAGATAAGCATGGTCTTCGGGTGTTGGAATATACAACCCTCTATCCCTTGCGCAATGTTGTAACCATCTATCTATGGCAACAGACATTTCTTCTTTATCGAGTTCGGGAATGTGTCTCCAATAATTAAATGGTTCTCCCTTCTTGTTTTTCTTCTCTCTTAAGAATATATCTCTGTTTACCTCTTTGAAGAATTGCTCAACATTATCCTTCGGGTATCCTTCCTCTATTGCTACGTAAGTAATAGTTACCCACAAATATCTATTCTGTTGAATTGTTCTTTGTGGATGTTTCTCTTTCAGCTCAACAACAAGCATCTTATCCAACGTTCTCTCGTCCGCTTTCTTCTTCGCTTTTTCAACAAAGAAATCCGCTTTTGTCTTAAACTGCTGTAGCTCTATCGGATTCAATAAATCGTAGACCATTCCTTATCTCTTAAAATGGGCAATCACTTGCCGCTTGTGCTGGAGCCTGTGTTGGTGTTGGCTGTACAGGAGCAGAAGTCTGAACCTGTGTTTGTGCCTCTTGCGTTGCAGGCTTGTTCTGATAAACACCTATTGCAGTAATTTTGTAGCCACTTACACTAGTAAACCACCCTGTAGTGCCATCTTTCTTGTTAGCCTTATAAGACTCTACATCAAAAGCGACCTCTACATAATCGCCAACCTTGTAAGAATCGGGAAGTATCGCATTTTTACCATTGAAGTCGAAGATAATATGCTTCTCTCGTTTTTCTCCTGTCATGCCATCAAATCGTGACACGTCCAACATCAAGCGTCTCTTCTGGAACGGTTCTCTACCTTCTCTCTGAATAAACTGAATGCCTTCTATAGCTTCAATCTTACCTTTGTACGTATTTGCCATAACTTTTATAATTTATTAGATTAAACAATTCTTCTTAGTGTTAAAGAAGGCTTTACTTGTGTTACCTTCTTGTATTTTTTTAGCAATTTTTCGTATGTTTCTTCATCGTCTGCATCGAAATTCTTTGTATCTAAAGAAATCCTTTCTGATGCTCCTATCATAGAATATGTGAAGCAAGAACTCTTGTATGAAGATAGCTTGTTATTCTCCATATCCTTAAAGATTTTCTCTTTCAACGATTGTTCTTCTTGCTTAAGACTAGCCAGTCTTTCCTGTACATCTATAAGAGCTTCTTCGTATTCTAGGACGAAACTTGGAGTCTTGCTTTCTTCGTTAAACAATCTACCTTCTTTCTCGCATTGGAATAACTCTAGTATATCGTTCATTGGTCTTGGCTCTCCTAGAGGAATAAGCTTACATATTGTTCCTCTCTTCTCATCATCACGAAGCCACATGCAACATATCTTTGTTACTTTAAGATTTGGGTTTAATTTCTCCAATCCGTATTTGTACATTGTATTCTGCCAACGTACATATTCTTTATTCACGGAATAGGTCGTTTTAATATCCCATATCTCCACTTCGTCTTCAGGTGCGCCTATTTTGTGCATAATAAGGTCTGCTGCACTAGCATGGTCTGCACCTATGCGCATTACATATTCACTATCAACGATTTCATAGCCTTGACTATCTATCATCGCCTTAAATGCTTTTACGCTCTTGGCTTTCGGTGTGATACCTATTGATGCAAGGAGTTCTACCTCCTCATGAATCATTGTACCTCTTTGCGCTGCATTCATCAAGACGCTTTCGCTTACATTGGCATACATATTTGGGAATACATACTTATGTAGCAACCCTGTTATACCTTGCAGCTTTCGTCCCTCGTAGAAGTATTCGTGTGTGGAGTCTATATATTCGACTCCACTTTTATTTAACTTAATCATAGTCTATTCTTGTTTTCAGTCAATTTCTGAACAAACTCTTTATCCTGTTGGAACTGAGGATAAGCATTATATATCGCTAACAAATCCTCTTTTTTTTGAGCCAACTGCATCTTACGGATAGCGCATTTCATAGCAAACTCATCGAAAACTTGAAGTTCTGTGTATTCAGACCATATTTTATCAACCTCCTCCGACAATTGAGCCTGTTCAAGCTGTGGATAAGCGTAGTTCTTTTGCTCTAACAGGCTTTCGTCAACCTTAGCTTGTGGTGCTGGCTCTGAATAACCATTATCAACCTTCTTTTGCAAGAATTTGTCAACCTCTTGGGAAGTCATGCCGTAATAGTATCTTACAACGTTGTTTTGGTCTTGGATAATCAGTTGTGATACTTTCCTATTCGTATAGCCGATATATCCAACATGGAACGTTGTCTGTAGCCTACCGTTCTTATTATATTCATTCAGTGCAAGACGGATAAAAATCTTAGGTGCTGTGTAAAGCTCTCGACCTACACCAAGACAAAAGCAAGCTCTCTTGAACGCATCCGAACTCTGACCCTTTATAGATTCTGTGTTACTAGGAACACCAACATCCTGTTTAGAAATCCATCCGATACCTTCTTTGTAAATAGATACCGTACAATAGAGATTGTTGGCTATCATTTCATGCTTACGTTGCCAGCCATAAATGCCAAACTTCTCATCAAGTCTCTTCATATCGCATCGAGCATCCTTGTATAGTAGCAAGGAACACCATGTTGCGTTGTTGTTACCTCCTTGACCTACTCGACACTCAATCTCATCTGCATCAAGCAAACGGAACTCGTAATCTTTCTTCTCTTCATTCAGACCTTCTACAGTCTTCATTGTCTTGTCCTTCATAATCGTCACCTCCTATATTATATTTTTAATAGTTGCGGATAATACTACTTCGTTAATCTCACTTAAGGAATAAAGCCTTGGAGAATTTTTACACTCACCTACATATTCTGTTATAAGCCTATCACTTATCCATTTGTCGAGAGTGCATTTTTTGAATCCTTTCATGGTAAGATATTGTTCTGCTTCTTTTCTACGTACCTTGTCGGCACGTACACCCATTTCAATCATAACATCTATTCTGCCAGCTTGAAATGCAGAAGAAACAAGTTCTTTTATCTTACTCATTGTCATTTTTCAACTCTCCATTATTTATTATGAAGAACACACCAACTGCTCTGTTGACAGCAACGGAATAGTGCTTATACCCATCCTTCTTGTTTATCCGAGATACTACTGTTCTATAACTATGTTCGTTGACATCTCCGATATAACGTTGAAATGTATCACCTACTTTAACCGCCCTTATTATGTCCTCCAAATATCCTTTTTTCATTAATGTGATTTACTTTCGTGCAAATTTTGTGCTATTTTCTTGCAAGTTATCGAAAAAACACTTATATTTGCAATATTATAAACTTTACATGGGCAAAGGTAGTACTTTTAATGCAAAAATGCAAGAAAAGAAAAGATAAATGTTATTCAATTAACGTTTATTATATTATCAACATAAGCCCACATTATTAATTTAATTAAAGTGCGCCTAATGCGTATATTATTATGAACAGTACACATGATAGGATGAAGGCTGTAGTTGCAGCTTTAGGCTTCACGTCCAACGCTGCTTTCGAGGAAGCAGTCGGCTTAGGTATTGGTTTCGTTAGTAGAATTAAATCAACCGTTACAAGCAGAAGTCTACAGAAGATAGTGGCTAAATTTCCACAAGTTAATGTTCATTACATAACAACTGGACAAGGAGAAATGTTTGGTACTACTCCTGCAAAAACGGATAGTAGTACTGTACGAGAGCGTTTCAATGCTTATTTACAATACAAAGGCATAAAACGTGCTGATTTCATTTCTTCAACAGGTGTCTATAATACATTCCCAAAAGAAGTTGATTCATTCTCGGCTAGCATTAAATATCGAATTAATGCTATATATCCCGACTTTAATTTGGATTGGCTTCTTACAGGTATTGGTGAAATGTTGCAAGAGTCTAGTGATTTGGAAGGACTTACGACCTATAAGCAAAGACTTGGTATATTTTGTAAACAACAGGGAATAAGTCAATCTTTCTTTTTGATTAAAACAAAGAGCACAAGAACTACATTCGCTGCTTTACCTAAACTTATTTCTGATAAATACAAAAAAGATATTGCTTTAGCTTTTCCTCAGCTAAATATAGAATGGGTAGAAACAGGTAAGGGCGACATGCTTAATAATGATATTACAATTGCTAATGAGATTAGTATAATATCCATTCCTTTGGTTCCACAAAGAGCTTATGCAGGTTATCTTAGTGGCTTTGCTGATGATTTTTACATCTCTAAGCTCCCTACGATTCCGATGGTGAAACAGGACAATGAAAAATACATTGCTTTTGAAATTAGTGGTGACTCTATGGATGACGGTTCTTCTTTAGCTTATCAAGATTCTGATATTGTTATCTGTCGTTTATGTCCAGAGTACTACTTTAAACAAAATATGATAAATTACAGCAAGAAGGAATTTGTAATAGTGCATAAAGATGGTATTCTCTTGAAACGAATAACGAATATAGATTTTGAGGGTGGCTTTATACAGCTCCATTCCTTTAATCCTGTCTATAACGATTTGCGCTTACAACTCGCAGATGTTAGGCAGATATTAGAAGTAATATTTCAACAGAAAAGACGCTTGTAAAAGCAAGCCTTTTGCACGCATTGCAGAAAAATTGCCGTAATTGCAGTTTTGGTGATACGTGCAAAGGCTTATGTACACAAGTATTGTGGAATGTTTTGGTATTCAGATTCCGGTTCTGAAGGTCATGGGTTTGAATCCCATCGGGGTCACTAA